TTGTAATACAGATTAAACGTAAATCATTTACTTTAGAGGTTTAGAATAATCCTAAAAAATATTGAAAATGTTTTATAAATAATTAGTAATCTTAACGTTAATGTAAGCCATTAATAACCAAAGGATACAAAAAAACCTAATCATATCAATGGTAATGTGATGCTGGGCACTCTGTAGGCTTTTGAGAAGTGCAAAATCCAGTGCGTTATAATGGTGCAACACAATCACAATGCGAATATAATCCCAAAAAACTTACAGTATATAATTAATTTGCTAATTAAGTTGCACAATTAATAAATTAACCTTACGAAGCAATTATATACATAGCGTTACAACTGTCTAACTTAGGTGATCATGTTTTGCAATGCGCCTAAGAATGATCATGTAAAAGAACCGGAAACGAAACGGCAAACAAACGTGATCAAAATGACCCATCCTTTTCCGCTTTCCCTCAAAAACGCCACCAGCACTATGTTATTGCGAAAAAAATTAGGAAATGATAACTTTAGATAATAACACTTATATAAAGTTATAGCTTGATCACTGGATGGATGTACACTTGATTTTGATCACCAACTATGGCAGGGATTTTTGACGCGTTTACGTGAAAAGTTACGGGTTTCTACCCCCAACATAAATAAAGATTCACGTAGCGTTACCAAACGGGAAATAGAATAAATTATGAGCCAACTACCCACAATTCGTACAATTAACATGCCGGCGCACTTATCACATGTCACAGCCGAGGATGTTGAGAGCAATTTACGGAATTTCTTTAGAGATAAAGAAGGATTCTCGCCCAACACACTCAAGAGTTTATTAAGCGGTGCAAAATTGTACGCGAACTGGTGTGTTGAGCGTGGTTATAGCTGGCTACCCGTTGACCCTGATAACTGCCGTGAGTATTTAATATGGATGAAAGACGTTAAAGGCAATTCTATTAATACTGTTAGGACGCGTCTTGCCATGTTGAATATGCTGATGAAAATATCTGGCTTGCCGGCTGTAAGCATGGATAGCGTTGTGAGCTTAGGGATGAAAAAGCTAAACCGTGTCGCAGCGACCAGTGGTGAGCGCGTAGGCCAGGCGGTGCCGTTTCACCTTGCCGATCTGCAGGTGGCCGACAGACTGTATAAGCAATTAGGTACCGAGTCGGCACTGAGGAACCGCGCATTTTTGTTTGTGGCCTATAACACCATGTTGCGTATGTCCGAGATCGGGCGACTGCGAGTGCGTGACCTGCAGATAAACGGTGACAACGTAACGTTATTCGTTGCCTACACTAAAACCAATACCGTGACCGAAACCATTAAGCAGCTGTCTCAGAAAACCGTGAACGCCCTTTTTGATTGGCTCAAGGCGTCCGGCCTCAGTGCGCACCCGGATGCGATGATGTTTTCCCAAGTATTTAAGAACGGTAAAACCAGGGTTGCTGATAAGCCAATGAGTAGTGTGGCCATAGAGCAAATTTATAAAGACACTTGGCAATTGATGGGTAAAGATGATGAACCGGCGAATAAAGGTCGCTATGCGCAATGGTCCGGCCATAGCTGCCGCGTTGGTGCCGCTCAAGACCTGAATACGACAGGTGCATCACTGCCACAAATCATGGCCGAAGGTGGTTGGAAGAACACGGAAACTGTTATGCGCTATATGCGTAACTCCGGCTCGATCGTAAGTGCCGTTACTGAAATGATGAAATTTTAGAGGAAATAAAGTTATAACCTTCTCTTGATTAATTTATAGTTTACCTACAGAATCCCCGTCATGTTGATGGGGATTTTTTATGGCTGATAATCAGGTATTTGATACTCGCAAAATGGAAATTGACGGCTATACCGTTACTTTCACTGCCGGGATCAAGTCTGGTCGCCCTCTCGTTGTTTTCGGTATTTACACCAACGACAGCACAATCCCACTCGTCACATTAGAAAAAGAGTATCCGAGCATTCAGAACGCCATTAGCTACACCATGGCCGTGACTGAGAAGGCTGGAAGAAAACTATTAGAATATTATTTATCGAATTTTGTCGATGTTGTGACGCGCGTATCGAGCGCTATGAACAGCACGAAGATTACGCCGACACCACGGAACCCAAGAAATAATGCTTACTACAAACCATAAATGGTTGTTAGGTACGCCATTTATTTGCGCCTCTTACCCTGATGTGGCCCTTAAAATCATTGGGGAACTCTCCCAGGCTGGATTAGCCGGATTGGATAGATGGGGAATTACTGCAAAATGCGAGGGTATTTCTCCGCATAAAATTAGGATCTCAATTAACCAATTGGAATCATACGGCGTCATTGATTGCGACACGCGTAACTACACGTTGGCACTCTCTGATTACCGTTCCTGTATCATTGATAAGTTTAATTCTACCCAGGCGCGGTTACTGAGTTTCATTACTCGCCATCGCAATGGAAAAGCTGCTACCGCTGGCGAAATTCACACGCATTACCTACTAGAACGCTCACAGCTGCAACCGGCAGCTCGCAGACTTGAAGCTAACGGGTACATTACGATCACCCTATCTAATGACCCAGGCACCCGAAGTAAGCTGATTTATCAGTTAAAAGACTTAACCGCTAAAACGGTTGGGGCTCTGCTCGACTTTAAACACTCATAAATTAATAATCTAATAGCGAGATAGTTATGCAATATTTAATTACACCAGAAATCAAAATCGAATTAGAAGAAAAAACGGGCCTTACCGTTCGTGATTTATCGCGCATGATGCTGATTCTTGGCGATCACAAACTGATTAAACAAGAAGAAGGTTATGATGTTTTCGCTAACATCAACGATGTTGATACAACTAAGCTGGTGGTTGTTCTTGACCAGGCTTTAGATGGCGAAGCATTAGCAGAAGAAAATGAAGGTGTCCTTTACTCCCCATTACACGATAACGCCCTAGCGCACGCTTTAATGCGCAAATTCAAACTGCAATTAACACCGATCGTGACTATCAACGGAAACCTAAGCCCATCTTGGAAAGCTGAGCGTATGGGTACATTCATGTCCCTGGATCAGCAATACACCGGGCTGTTATCACCAGAAAACGAACCGCTGGCATACGTACACCGTGACGCGATTACCGCAATTGGTATCTGTGCAATGATGGCAGTCGGTATTGGCCGTACAACCTTCATCACGTTTAATGAAGCCGGTAACGCGAGCCTGTTATACATGGCACATGAGAACGTACCAACCTTATACAACAAAGGTTTAGGCCGTACTATCTTCCCTGCTCCTGAACTGGACCAGTACAACGTTGTTGGCGTTCCAGCTGATATTCTGGATGCGGCGATCGCTAAAGCACGAACCGAACTGGAAGCGGCTAAGGCGCAAGAAAAGTCGAATGACCAGGCGAATGAAAAGCCATTAGCAGACGCACCACAAGCGCAAGATGACGCGCCAGCGGCTAACGTTCAAGATGATGCGCCGGCACCGGTAATTGAACCTGCACCAGCTGCAGTACAAGACGTTGCACCAGTTGCGCCTGTTAACCCTGCTCCGCTCATTGAGTCTGTAGCAGCTGCGCCAGTAGTTGATTCAGCACCGGCAGCGCCGAGCGTAGAGTCTTCCCCATCTGTGGATTCATCGTCAGCACCATCTGACAGCATGTAATTTCACCCCCTCAGATAGCACAAAGCCCGATCATGTCGGGCTTTTTTTTCGTTAGTCGATAACCTTTTCTACACTGGCTTCCAGATTAGCGCGCCATTCTTTATCACGGTAACTCAGCCGCATATTAATTGATGGCCGTCCTTGTTTATGTAACCACGCCATAGCGCCCATGCACTGATGCTCGTTGCCTGTTTCCTCATACTCGCCCACATCACACTCTGCACCGTCTAGTGTCTTATGGCATAAGAAGCCTGAGAAATCGTCCTCTAACAATCCCTGCTTAATGCTTTCAACGCGGTCAGGGTGCAATGTGTGGCGAATAGACTTCTCTGAGTCCAGGAACGGACAGTTAGCGCATGGCCGTGCTAATCCCATGTTAGACATTAGCTCCCCCTATTTTCGCCTGGTATGTCATGCGCGCCATTTCAGCACTGTAGTTTAGGCAGTTACCTATAAGGCGTGACGTTGTTTCGGTACCGAGTTCCCACGATGGCTTAATGGGTAGATTGACGATCATAAGGTAATTAGGTGCCATTTCATCACTGCGCTGGCCCATCTTGGCAATGACTTTATTACGGATCAGGTTCCAGATTATCGCTTGCGCCAGTGATACAGGTTTCTTGTTGTCTCTTAGGTAGGCGCGCACTTGTCTATTGGTCACGATGACATTTTGGCTGTGTGCTTTCACGAATCCCTCAGACAGTTGGTTAACTACCTTTACCCGTGCTTTTCCTTTTAACACTACTTCGTTGCTGGTGGTCATAACGGCCTCAATACATAAGTGCAATACGTTTTTAATCTATTGGACAATTATAGTATTGATATATTATGTGAGGCAATATATTATTGCCTCACTTTCCGGTAACGCAGTAACGACTATGAATACTGATTACGCCGCTAAGCTCGAAAAAGCGAAGCAGCAACAGGAAAGAGCAAGAGAACGTCAAAAGGCCAAACAGAGTAACCCTGAATACCAGGCCAAAGTGAAGGCTAAGGCTCAAGCAAGAGCCAACAAAGCAGTAGAAAAGCAACGGCAAAAACTCTCTGACCCACTGTATATAGCGGAACAGAGAGAGAAGAAGAGAAAGGCGATTGAGCGGCGGTTAGAAGTAGCCAAAACGAAAAAGCCCGAATCTAAGCCACCAGCGGCGCGTAAGTCAGGGACTAAAATCGCTTATCGAGAACGGTCCACAAGCACTGATGAAAAACGCTTATGGGATGAACTAGGCCAATTACCTTGTGTAGCTTGCCTGGAACACGGGAAAGAAAGACACCCCGTAGCAATTCATCACATGAGGGGACGCACGTCTGAAAATTGCCATAAACTTGTAATCCCTTTATGTGATTGGCATCACGACACGCCAGCACCAAAAGAAGTGATTGCATTGCACGAGTGGATGATTCCGCGACATGCGAAAGGCTCTTTAGGTGGCAAGCCGGCGTTCGAAGCGGCTAACGCAAAAGAAACTGATTTGATGCTGACCGCTTACACAATGATCGGTCGGCGTGAAGAAGCCTTAAAACTTCTTGCTCTTTAACAATATGACCTGTTAAATTCGCCCCGTCTTGGGGCATTTACGAATCCCGAAGGCATCACGTCAATGGTGGCGTGTTAGTACGCTTACGCGTACCAAGGTCGTGCTTGTCCTTGGGGTTCCAACTAACACGCCGCCACCAAATTAGATTGGACCTCTAATTAATGACGGCTTAAACAATGAGACAAGCACATGAAAATGACTCAATGTAAAAAGCAATCCCTCTATGTATGGCGCTTTGGCGCAACTCGTATTGATGACAAGTGCGATACAATCACACATCAAACTGTTATCGCTCGCACCGAGCATGAAGCCCGGAGCTCTCTCGATGATTATATTTGCTACTTTGCTGGCAAGCGCCCTGCTTCACCAGCTGAAATCAGCACATATCAATAATCATCACTAGGCCGCATAGCGCGGCCTTTTTTGATCGAGCTAAACATCTTGTTTCCAGGGTGCTTAACTCGATTAAAACAGTAAGAGAGCTACCCATGGCTAAAATCAATACCCATCACCCAGACTACTTATCCGCTGATCGCGTTCGCCAGGCATTACAAATGGCCGGGATTAAGCCGGTAAGCGGCTGTAAGTATGCGCATGAGTACCGGATTAACGGTTGTGGTTATCACTATCACATTCATTACTACGTTAAGACGTTTGAGCAAGCGCAATACACTCCTGCAGTAATGGTTATTCATCCTTTTAGATTGGATCAACTGCAACACGTATTCGATAAGGTACCGGATGCCGTTCTGTGTAAGGCTGATTTAAGTACCTCGTTCTTAAAACTTGCACCTTATGAGGGAACGAACTCACGGATCGGCTATAGCGTTGTCTTTAAAAAGCATCGCGCGGTCGCAGACTTCCTCAAAGAGCTAGGTTCAGCGTTAAAGGCTGGCATTGTGACTGACGAAATAGAGCCTACCCTTACAGAAGGCCAGGCATTTATTAGTTGCCACTAACAGCGAGGTTAAGTTGTGCGTGTATCAAAACAGCAGTACCAATTAATTGTGGCTTTCGCCTCAGCAATCCCTTGTGAACTTAACCCACCCGAAGGCACACCGGCGCTGGTGGATAGCTCAGGCTTTTATTATGGCGATGGAATCACCCGTCATGAAAGAGCGATATTGCAGCTATTTAAGGCTCGCATACTGGACTGTCACGGCGATGAAGACGATTACACGGTAAAGCTGGTGGATAGAGAAGGATTCTTGCTCTCGTTTAAAGCTGGCGCGCGTGAGGCGGCTAACGGTAACGGGATCAGCTACATAGATTACAGCGATTGCCCTATGGCGTTTATGGCTGGCTATGAGCACTGGCATAACCGCCAGAAGAAGAATACTCGCCCTTATAGCGAACAAGATTTTGATGTTTGTCACGGCTTTATTAGCGCTGACACCGGGAATGAATGGCTTCAACTCTAACAATCAGTCATAAGGAGTAAAAAGATGGCTAAGAAATCAACTAAAACCAAAACGCACATGATTACTCTCGTAAGTGAAAAAGGCAGAAAGCGCGTCAAGGTTCACGAAACCGCTACATCGTGGGTTGTGGGTGTGAATGAGGGTTACTGTAAACAAACAGGACGCCGTAACGCGTGTCCCACCAGCTACCGCCGCTTATTAATCGACACGCTAACCGAAATCGTTGTGTTAGAACCTTTGCGCGTTTGTGCATAAAATTACTGGAATTTGACTCAGGCCGCTCATTGCGGCCTTTTTTACGCCTAAATTTTGCATAAAGCCGCTAATTCTGGCGGTTTTAACCAACGTTTATAAGAGAGTTGATTATGTTCGGAATGTTTAAAAACAAAGTTCGTAAAGTTGCCGGTAACGTTAAGAAGATGGAAAACCGCGATGCGGTAGAAGCCTCAGTGTGGGGTGCATACGCGGTCGCGTTCGCTGACGGAAACTGTGAGCCATCCGAGATCGCTATTCTTGAGAAAACCCTTGCTGCCACCCCTGCTTTCGCTGGTTTTTCGGGTGAAATTTCTCAAATGAGCAGCAATATCCGCGCACGTTACGAAGCATCGCCTCGCGCTGCTAATGTTGCCGCCCTGCGTGAACTGGCTGACATTGCTGGAACGCCGGAAGCTGAGGATGTTGTTGCCCTATGCCTAGATATTGCTGAGAAAGAGGGGAAAATCGGCGAGGATGAAATGAACGTCCTCAAGAAGATTGCTCAAGCTCTGCAAGTGCAACTAGATAAATTCTTTTAATGACTAAAGCCAAACTGGTTTTTGCGCTGGTGGCTTTGTTGGTCCTGGCAACATTGGGACTCAGTAGCCGCCTTATTGGCTTGTTTGCTGATTTAACACTGATGGGAATACTACTTTGCATCATTGTTTATGTGTTGAAGCCTCGCAACTCCACGCATAAAAAATAACGCTTCACGCATAGCACTACACACTTAACGCATAAGGCCGATTAACTCGGCCTTTTTTTATGGGATCACCATGGCATTAGAAATTATAGAGACAGATAAAATTGGACTGACCGGCTCAGTTAAAACGCGCACTGGAGATAAGTTAAACATCCTAATAACTGAAAATGACGAGCGCGCCATGATCATGCTTATTCAGAATGGTGAACTTGAAGCTTTCAAATATATTCCTAATGATGACTTTAACGGTGTGGTACATGAAATCGTTGAAGTATGGTCCTTTGATCATTTGTACAACTTGCTTTGGCCTAATGCGTTGCTCACAGAAAAACGCGCATTGATGATTGAAGGGCTTGTTTTCTTTGTAGAAACAATAGTCATAGAGCTATTGGATTCCGTGCACGGTCATGTCTGCGAGGACTGCAGGGAAGAAGAACACAATCACCATGAAGTACACGCCGCACCAGGGGCAGTTCTTCACTAATGACAAGACGTAAAAAGAAGCCGGTTAAGTCCGGCTCAATTCCCCTCTATATCGGTTCATTCATCATGTTTTCCACGCTGTTTCTTGGGATCCGCTTATATGGCTTTGAATGGACCGTACACCACGTAACGCTAGGTGCCGTTCTATTCGGGTTAGGCTCGATGGCCGGACGTGACCACCAGCGCCAGATTCAACGTAACAGAGCAAACAAACAACGATGACCTGCAATAAGAAGATCACCTTTAAGGGCAAAGACTACGAGTGCGGTACCACAGTAAGAGAGGGCCAATTGCTTTGCTCTCAGTGCTCGCAAGCCATGCGTGAATGTGGTTTGTCAGTACAGAAAGCAAAGCGATGGAGTCAGCCAAAATGAAGAAGCGCACTAAGCAAGTAACAGCGTTCGGGCTGACCTTTGATGTGCATCGGGACGTGAAATTTATCACGATAGATAGCGATGGCATGGTGCAAGGCCACTATGTTGAGCCGGTACGCCGTCAGTCGGTATGGCTATCCCAAACAAAAGGTTTATGTGAGCAATCAGATTGGCTCTATAAGGTCGATTTTGAAGGCGAGAATTGGCAAGACTGCATCGCTGCAGTGTAACCAGGTATTCATTTTAATTATTTAGGTAATTCCCCATGGAACAAGAACAACAAGCACCCTCAATCGCCGCTGGTGGCCCGTTAAACAACGAAACGTTTAAAGACTTCATCCAACGTCTGCGCCATGACGTAGCCGGTGAAAGAGTGTATGACCATTGCACATCCAACGCAGTTTTTATTGTTAAGCGCGCTCGTCCCGTACTCCCCTCCAAAGTTATCTACGACAAGAATCATGAGCACCATTGGTACAGTCCTACCGAATACTGGGATAGCCTCTCTCAAGAAGAACGAGTAGCAGTCAACGATGCTTCATTTAAAAGCCGGAAAGAACCTTACCAACTGTTACCGGATAGTGAGCAGTGGGACTTCTTAGCTGAATTAGATTACCTGAACGTCTACACGTATCGGGAAGAATGGGAGTACGTCGGTAGCCACCTTACATACGCGGCTGCTGAGGCGTTTATTAAACGTAAAGGCCATGATTACCCTAACGGGCTACGTATCTTCACTGACAGCCGCGTATGGTGCCCTGAATTCACCACTATCGTTGATGCCCTTCTCGCTGGTCAGCTCGTTCTTAACACGCCAGATAGCGATAATTACGCTGCCCTAGTCTCTCTCAATAACGTTAACGAGCAATTACAACGAGTGGGTATTGATGAAGGTTCGGCGCAATTAGGCGTACTAAAACTCATTGAGCTGGCAAACCTGAGTAAAGTTACCAAGGCTCCCTAATGACAAGTATACCTATAGAGACATTGCGCTACCTCGTAATGCTTGATGACGGGCTTAATTACAATCAAATAGCCGCCTCTATAGGCAAAAGTCACCAAGCGATCACCCAGGCTATTACTGCCGCTGAAAATGCTACTAAGTTACCCTTGGTCAATTCATCCCGGCAAGGCAATACGCTCACGGAAATCGGCGCGCGCATAGCGGTTCCAGCCCGTAAAGCGATAGTTCGTTATGACCAAACAACAGCCTTTATTGCTGTAATTCAGAAAGTGAGTAGAAATGAAAATTAAGTGCTTCAAATGTGAAGGTGAATCATTACGCATCAAGCAATGCGACATGGATATGGACGGCCGCGTAGAGGCTTGTACCTACAAATTAACAATGGAGTGCATTAGTTGCTTTGCTTCCCATAATATTCAAGTGAGCCAAGAGCACTACGCAAATGCCATGAGTCAGCTCAGAAAAGGGATCGATAGCTTTCCGAAGAAAATCTATATCTCTGGCCCCATGTCCGGCATTGCCGAATTTAACCGCCCTGCTTTTAATCGTGCCGCTGACAGAATACTCAGCAAGGGAAACATACCCCTTAACCCTGCAACCCTTCCTGATGGGCTTACGGAGCATGAATACATGGATATTTGTATAGCGATGTTGCGGTGTGCCGATGAAATGTTGATGTTGCCTGGTTGGGAGAATTCGGTAGGTGCAAGGGCTGAATATGCAATGGGCGAGAAGTTGGGTTTACCGGCTTCATTCATTAGAAAGGTGAAAGGATTATGATTACCTCAGCACGGTTCATTTCAGTACCAAGTGAGAAATGGCCTCAGAAGTTATACGACCCTAGGCGCGTGGCAGTGTGGTTGAGTCATGAGTTTCTTGTGCAACAAATTGCCGAAGAAAACGGAGTAATTCGCCTCACGATAAACCTTAATTACCGTAACGGTAATGGACGTTGGCAGGACGGCATTTCTTGGGATGAATTACAGCAAATCAAAAACGCCGTTGGCTTTAGTGAGTATGACGCCGTAGAGGTTTACCCCAAAGAAAGTGACCTGGTTAACGTTGCCAATATGCGCCACCTTTGGATTTTGCCAGAACCGCTACCGTTCGTATGGAGAAGTGATGACAAACGAACAGATTAAGCAAATCTTCCTTGCTAACGGCTTCACTGAGAAGCTGCAAGCTGGTGGAGATACCGATTTAAACCCTTACGTCTACAAAGCCGCCAGGGCGCTTATAGAAGCCGATAGGGAAAATAGTAAACCCACATTTACTAATCGGGAAGAAATCAGCCAAGCCGTTGTTACCATGTCAAAAGCTGTATATCTCTACTATAGAAGCCTTCCTGACGGTATAGAGAAAGATGAAGCTTATAGCGTCTACAAAGCCTTGGGTTTTTTGCGTTTTTCCACGGTGGCTAAAGAGTTTATTGAAGCCATCAATCCACGGACAAACGTTAAAAATGACATTATAAAAATCACCAGTATGTTAGCGGAAAACGAATGGGCTGAGCATGTTGCCAATACCCCATTAGGCCAACGCCTTGAAGGGCAGATAACAGACATGATTAACCGCATTAACGGGAGTTGGGACGAATGATTGCATTAACACAAGAGAAGCGTGAAGAGAAAATCAAGCGCCTAAACGGCATGGCTGGTGGTGCATGACCATGGAGCCGCAAATACTTGATATGTGTTGCGGCTCTCGTATGTTTTGGCTTGATAAAGACGATCCTCGCGTTATGTTTTGCGATGTGAGAGCCGAAACACACGAAATGCCCGACAGAAAACCCCTTACCGTTTCCCCTGATGTTATCGCCGATTTTCGTAACCTTCCTTTCCCTGATGAATCATTCTGGCAAGTGGTATTCGATCCACCCCACTTGCTGCGCGCTGGCATAAACGGTTGGATGCGCAAGAAGTATGGCAAGCTCGACAAAGTAACGTGGCCAGAAGATTTAAGGCAGGGTTTCAAAGAGGCTTTTAGGGTGCTCAAACCTAACGGAACGCTAGTTTTTAAGTGGAATGAAACACAAATCAGGATAAGCCAGATATTACCCCTTACCGAATACAAACCTACCGTATGGCAGCGCACCGGCAAGGGCGATAAAACTCATTGGATTTTGTTTATTAAACCAGAATAGGTACTCATGGACAGAAAAGAACTACTCCAAAAGGCTCATAAGCGCCTTTCTACATTGCGCGGCATGAAAGAACGTGGCAATGACAGCAGCTATATGCCCCGTGGTGGCGTCCGGTTGCAATACGATACTGATATTGCCCTAATGGAAGCCGCGATTGCTCACTTGAAGTTACGGCCACTGAGCGAGATTAAAACTAGGCTGGTGGATAGTGAAAACGCAGTAAAAGAAGTTATCGAAACAGCGAACCTAATAATGCCTCATGCCACCCCTGGCGATTGGTGGATGGATAGCCACGGTACCGCCCTTGTGTCGTTTACTGGCTCAGGAGTGAAAACCATCTTTAGACCGATTAACGCAAGAGATAAGCCTCATAGGCATACAGAAACAGGAAGGCTGTCACATTGGGAAAATGATGCAGACGCCTCGTGGATCTCACTCATGCAACCTCGCAACGTCAAACTGTTATTAGACGAGATAGAACAGCTGCAGTCGAAAGTCACGGAACTAGAATCACAACTGCCAAAATAAATTAAACACCCCCTTTTTATTTTTTCAGACCACAAGCACAAATGAGATCCCCCATGAAAGCAATCCTTACGCCGGATATATCACCGGCGATGGGGCTTGTTATATTCAAGCCTAGCAAAGAACTATTACCCTTATTTGAGAATGGCCGCGTGGTCATATCACCTGAATTGCCCCACTTAAAGAATGTCGCTAGTGGTCCTATCCCCCACGCTAAGCAACCTCTCGCAATTAAGCGCGGTTTATCGTCATTCTTTGCAGCTGACGAGGTGATCAAAAAATTAGGCGGCGTAGGGATGTTGGTTCAGTACGTTAAAGAGTTGGCCCAAGGTCAGTGCCAAGCAACAGAAGAAGATGAAGATAAGTATCATTTTAAATATTTCTGCGAACTGCATACGGAATGTGGCGTTGTCTGGCTATGCCACCACCATGATAACCACTATCGAGATAACGGCGCGACTGAGGCACTTAACGAGCTCGCACAGACACAGCGCATAGAATGGATTATCTCACGAATTATCCAGGCATTAGGCAAGGACCCCGATCACACGCTCTCACTGCAAGAGCTATGCTGGTGGGCTTTTACTCACGGTGCGGCGCACTTTCTTTCTGATTACGTTTTACGTGAAGCAGCCGGTACCGCAACACGAATGGAAGCGATTAAGAGCGAGTATAAAGAATCAGAATTAATCGTTGATTCATACGACCAGAATTACACCTATCTTGCCGATTGCTGCAGTCAATACACCGCCCACCAGCCAGAATAACTAAGGGGCCGGAGTAATCCGGCCATATAACCATGAAAAACAGATTTTACCTTTCTTGCCAGCGCGACAACGTAGGCGGCAACATGGCGTTTCACGGTCAAAACGGCCAGGGCTACCACACGAACATAGACAAGGCCCATGTTTACACGCGTGAAGAAGCACAGCGCGCGTGGGAGTTAGGGCGAGACTTTGATGTACCTATCAGTGCCGATCATGTTGATGCTCTCACGATATGGCGCGTAGACCATCAATACATTCCTTATGAAAACCTGCTAGTGGATGGGTGCGATCAGTATGTAGCGTTCGTCAAAGGCTCGTGGAACGGTAACGATGTGTATTGGCTTACTGAATATCGAACCAGTGACGATTTTTCAAAGGTGAAAGTATTCAGTCAGCCTGATTTAAGCGATAAAGAATTGGTATGGATGCCGTATAGCGTGGCGAATGAGCAAAAGCGGCGCACCTTTGACGTGAGTAACTATTCGCCCAAAAGGATGACACAAGGCGCAGGGATTAAGATGCCCGGACACGTTAAAAGGGCTAAGAATCGCAAGAAGAATCCCCTCTGCCGTATCAATTGCCCTGATTGTGGCCGTATCAATTGGCAGGAGCATGATTATCACTTTGAAGGGTGTAGGAACGTGGATTGCGAGGCGCGCCGGTTTTAGTATCAAACAACCATCAAACAAAAAGGGCGCTATATGCGCCCTTCACTTCTTAACTATTTAACTAACTTTATGTCTTGCTTTCGATGGCGTTTTTGTTCGGTATAAAAGTTTTCGTGCGGTCCGAAGCTGAGTAAATAGATCTCAAGCTTTCCTTCATTAAAACTATACCCAAGCAAACACTGACGCCCTTTTAAGTCAAATTTATAGACTCGAAGGTAGGATAAATCACCCTTCTTTTTCTCACCTGCAGTTGGGTTGTCTATAACAAAATCAATTGCATCTTCTACAACAGCACACTCGTTATCAGGTAGTTTCGATAAAGCCTTTTCAAATCGGCGGCTTTGAATTACCTCAAGTGCGTTTTGTTCTCCTGACATACCGTTTTCCTAATGAATGTTCTAGCTCTTGCTTAGCAAGTAGCGTTTCCATCACAAATTCATAAGTAAGATCGGGGTTTTCTTCAAGAATCTTTCCAATACTCGCCCAATGCTCAATCTGCTTAGGAACGCTACGCTTAGCAACGTCAGCATAAATTTTGATTGATTCTACAAAGCCATCGTCTAACCGGATGCTAGTAGCCATAAATTCTCACCATTATCTTTTTCAATATAAGTAGGATCTAAGTTTCAAATGTTTTTCAGAGTCAGATTTAGTAGTTTTTCAGAGTCGGATTCAGTAGTTTTTCAGGTTCAGATTCAATAGTTTTCAGAGTCAGATTTAGTAGTTTTTCAGAGTCGGATTCAGTAGTTTTTCGGATTCAATAGTTTTAAATGTCAGTATCATTGTATAGATGAGAGATAACAAAATATCGCCTAATGCGACAAAATGCAACATGTTTATGTTGTCTCCAATTTAGTGCTCCGCAAATCTCTAACCTCCTAATCTAGCCATGCACTCATAAACGAGGCTTAACCATGATCTTAGATTGGCTTATACGCCACAGTCAGAAGGAAACAGAGAAAATGTCATTAGAAGAACTGCAACCAGAACTACAACCTGAGCCACAGCCGGAGCCGCAAGTCGATCCTCAACCGGAACCTCAGCCTGAACCGCAGCCAGAAGCAGAACAAGCCGTTGTTAATGATCCCACCCCTGCAGAACCTAAAGCCGAAGACGAACAAAGCGAACAGCAATCTAAGCTCGTTGATGCTCTGGACGCTTTAATGGTCGATAAGGGACAGTTAGCGACTGTATCCTCTATCACTGCGAAAGATGGCAATTGTGATTTAGGTCAGCATAGCCTTACTTTACACCCAATCTCAGCTCGTAGCGCAGTAGATAAGCTAGAAGAAGCCTATAAAGCACGTATTCTTAATATACGAAATGTCATTGAGCACTTAGGTAAAGAAGCTGAGGCTGAAGTGCTGACGTTATTTAGAAAATATACTATTGACAGTAACTAGATTGGAAAAATTGAATCATTATACGATGCACTTGTCGCAACTACATTAGCATTGAGATGACCACATGCATACTAAAGCACCTGTAATTAAACAGGTGCTTTTTTATTAAAAAATTATAGCGATAGTTACTAAAATAAGTAACCAGACATATACTTTGGAGTGAATAGAATCAGGTATTTTTGGGATAAATCTAGCCAGATATATACCAAGCCCACCAAATATAATCAAAAGAATTAAAATACTGGTATTGATAAGTCCTACAAAATGATAATCTTTCATTCCCACATCTGAGGAGTAAAGTGAGTAAATGAAAGTTCCACATATTGCCATAGGAAGCGTCAAAGGGTTAGCACATGCAACACTTTCTGACATGGTATTACCGTGTCTTCTTAGTAATGGCACAGTCATGACACTGCCCCCGACACCAAGAATAGTAGCCACTATTCCAATAATAACCCCTCCTATAGAATATGTAGGAACACTCAAATCTCTCTTTGACACCTGCTTAAAAAAACCTTTCCTGAATATGCAATCTACAATTGTAATTACCATGTAAAAAATAAATGCATATCGTATGAAATGATCACTAAGAGTTCCAGATATTAACGATCCAATCACTGCTCCAAATGCAATAAAAATAATCAGAGGGTATATGAGATTTTTATGAACGTTACCTTTTTTCCAATTAACATACGAGGCGAATGATGAGTTAAATATCATCACAGCTGTAGAAGTTGCTACGGCAACATGCATTACATTTGGATTGTACGGATATTGATTTGATAGCATCTGGTACACGAAGGGTACTACGACAAACCCCCCGCCAAATCCAAACATATATGTTGTAATCCCTGTAAGAAAACCGGCTAGGGATATGATAATCAACTCGTTCATCTTAACTCGCTATTTATGAAATCATTAAACCTTGTAGTAAATAACTCTCTCTTAACAGAATTAGTATCAGTTAGGAATGTTTGTATATATTCTTTCAATAGTTGGTTATTATCATAAATAATCACCCCACTATCTTTACCATTTTTTATTTCTTCCTCTGTAGGAAAGCCCCAATAATTTGGCTCTTCCTGCGTAATACTGCTAACTTCTTCGTCTGAAAAGTATTTCTGTAAAGATTGTAGTAAAAACTCACCAGATTTTTTACCAGCACTAAACATTGAGCAAAGGAAGCAGAGTCGATAATCGAAATCACCGTATTTTTTAAATAGAATAGGCCCGGCATCCCAAAACTCATCCATCTCGTGGATAGAAACTGCATATGACTTATCATTGGCAAGCATCGCTCTGTAGAAAGTCATAACACCTCTGTATTTAGGTAAGTCACCTGGATGTAAATTCCATAAACATTTACCCTTGAATTTCTTCATATATTCTTTGGAAAATTTCTGATAGCATCTAATAGAAATCAACCCATCATAGCAATCTAGTTTATTTAAAAATTCGGAGTCATTTATATCTTCAACTTTTTGTACAGGAATGCCATACTCCTTTGATATGTTATCAATAGAAGTATAGTCACCTTCTATTGAATCTTCTTTATCGATAAAAGGAAATACGACATCTTGTAATACTTTCCTTTCATAAATAGACTGATTGTATATTTCATCTATTGGTTTATTTTTTGACTTTGATTCGGGCATGTAAATGGTAAACGAAAAGTATTTAGACCCTAATTTTATTAAATCATGACAGGTAAGCCATGAGAAAATATCGTTACCTAAAAAAATACATAAATTTGGCTTCATAAACTACTCTCTGTTAAAAGATTTATATTAGAACGAACGCTTTCTGTTACAGCCTCTATAGCCGCTGTATAAAAATTCTTTCCTTTGTTTAACTGCCCCACTAGATAAAAAACATCTTCATACCCAATCTCTACTGATGCACCTCCATTGCTATCAGACTTGAGGATTCCTTTGTCTATTAGATTAGAGATAAGAGCATTATCGGAAGCTGCATAAGATGGACTGGTACAGTTTATGATAAAATCAAAGCCTTCCTTTTGCAGAAACCCATCGAACACTTCAGTATGGAAAATATCCATACAAGAAACCCTTATTTTCCCTAACTTTAATAAATTCCTTATTTTGATAGCATTGAAAAGTGGCATAGCATGACGGTTAAGCATCCATGAAGAATTATATTTCTTCATAAATAAAGATTTTTCCTTATTACTCATATTGGACCATGCATCGCAAAATGTTTCATGTACGCTATCTAAATAACTACTAATGCAGCTTTCTGAATATATTGATCTCGATATATCACTTTCTAAATTATTAATACACTCATCAATGTGTGGCCCTTTTTTTGCTTCATGAGACATAACTATTTTCTCATTGCCGTCATAATGTTCATTAAGCCCATCATTCAATAAGCAAACCAACCTCTCAGCAGTTACATTGCTCATGGAATCGATACCATTTTTGATGAAACTTACAAACCTATCATTTTTATCTTGTAACGCGAGAGGCTGTACTTTTGGAAAGCAACCACTGCGTGAGATCAGATGTATTTCTATATTAGGATTTTGTTTATTAACTTTAAGGATGGCATCAATCGCGGTAAGACTAGTACCCAGTACACAAATTTTATTTGCCTTAGATACCATTTTCTCAGTTAAGCACTCTGGGTCTATAATAGGAAATCTACTTTTGGGGTTTTTTGGGGGGTTGTGGCCTGTTGCCAAGAAAACATGTGAGTAAACATCACCGGTATTTGGGTGTAGAACAACACCTTTATTGTGAACGACATCCATATCACTAACTTTGCCATGAACCATTTTAATAGAAATGTCCAAGCTTCTTATACGCTCTATTGCACTATGTAAAGTATCTTTAAGATACTTGGCATAAAGTTTTCTTGGGACAACATCGACTGAATAATTTTTAGAAATTAGCCATTTAGAAAAATTATTTTTTTCATAGATATCTACAGACATTCGAGATGATGCCATATTTATAATATGATTTTCATCCATAGTTCTATATGCATACCCACCGTCAAAACTACTCTCATCAAATATATCAATTTTCTTAATGCTTAACGCATCTAATAAACTCGGACTTTTTGATAAATTGTATAGCAGCGATACACCACTAGCGCCGCCTCCAACAACACAGATAGAATTCATAATTCCTCAATTATGTATTGACCACGAGAGGTGAAAAAAATACGCAAACGTTTAAATCACGGCAACCTTTCATTAACATAATATAACAATTTAAAGCATAAAGAAAAAAAACAAAAAAAAACACCCACCCACAAAAATGCTACTTATATCTATATATGGCAGCTTTCAAAGAAAATTCATCTACTAATTATCCATCAACCCATGTTTTTTCAACATAAAATCCGCATTGTGAGACGATTTTTATTAGGAAATACTCCCCCCTCACCTCATCTTTGAACGTCAATTTTTTTCAAATTTGAATAAAAAAATAAAAAAACTCTTGACCGCGTTTTCACGCAAATAACGAACCTCTTAATTTCCTACGCAGGCAAAAGCGAACCATTGGGTACTTTTGGCGATTTATCCTTTTTCAGCTAACGCGCGGAAAGGTTCGTAATGCTCAAAGACAGGCCGCTTTATGCGGCCTTTTTTTTTATGCGAGCGAGGAAGTATGCAACAGAAAATCGCAGTATTTGCCCTGTCCTTTGCCTCCCCGATGTGGGCGAGCGCTGTATTTAATGACGGGATCCTGACGTTTGGTGAAGTTAAGAAGATTTCCGCGAAGCTAAAGGACCAAGAAACCAAGGTTAAGCCGGCAGTCGTTAAGCTTATGGATAGCGGCTTTAAGGTGCTGGTGGATGAAGTTAGCCCCATTGTGACAGCCGGCACCGGCGCGTCACTCATTAAGCTCTCAAGCAAGCACCGTGACGAGCGTCCCGTGCTGGTGGCAGGACTTGAACGGTACCGGGAATTAAAGCGCCTTAGTGCGATTGTCTTCCCTCCCAAATCAGGCGAGCGATTCAACATCCCCGAAGACGTTGTAGAGTCCGAATTCAACTCAAGCGGCGATGAAGTGTACCGGATCAACTGGCCGGTGCTGACAGCCGATCACGTAGTCACCATCCTGGCGTGTTATGCAACGATTTATTACCCCGTAGCCAGTGCCGCCTACATTGCCGGGCTCAATGCCGATATACCCGATAAAAAGCCCACCAGCGGCATAGTCGCAGCGTTTAACCGAATCCTTAACGCACGGCATATCAATGACGTAAATCCTTCACCTGAGCCGTTAACGGGCCGTGTGATTGATGAAAGCACGAGGATTCTATAGCCATGAACTATAACCGCTTAGATGACCGCTTTATTGAGAGCGATGTGCTACGGGCCATGATGCACCGTGAGATGTTGGATCGAGTGAGTCAGTACAACGAGGACAACTTTGATTATGTGATTAAGGTTGATGAACAGTACCGCTCAGACCTGGCCGCGTTCCGCGCATACGGTACCCAAGAATTACGGTGGGTATTCCGCGTTATTGCCGGCCATGAAAGTGAGTATGAAGCACTCCCCACGGGTAAGACGTTCACCCTGCCCGATTCCACCTGGTTACGTAACAAAATCCGCGACTATGCGGAAAAATCCGGTGCGATAGATGGCTGACATTCCAAGGACTAACGCCGGTCGATACCAGACAGACGGTTTGAGCCCTCAAGACTTCAACCGAGTATTTGACCAGATACAACAAGATCAGCGAAAGAAGCGGCGTAGGGCGCGTTCTACCATCACGCCGTTTCTACTCAAAAATAAATCGCTTGATGACATTATCAAGCTCGGTCGCCGAAAAGGTGGGATGTACTTCACCAAAGACGATTTAAAAGGCTTTGAGCGTAATCGTAACGATGCCCGGAACAAGTTCACCAATGGCGAGGCCGGGATCACTTATGCGCAATTAATCTCGCACAGTCAGCAGATTGATATTAAGCGCGCTAACAACAAGGTCGATAACGGGCTAGGCATTACCAGTGCCACCCCTGTATCTATCAAACATAACTTACTCATTGTTCGGGTTCAGGCGTCCCAGGCGTCACATGACCAACATCACCGCGTAAAGATCCGGTTTGAGCAATGGGATGCACTACTGGATGAATTAACAGATGATAAGCGGAAAAATCAGGCAATTGTTCGCCAGCTCTGCGCTGGTCGCCTCTCTTTCGACTGCGATTGCGGTAGGCACCAGTATTGGTACCGATATATCGCCACAGCAGGTAACTTTGCCGTTGCACCCCCGAAAGAATACGCCTACCCCAAGGAAAAGAACCCGAACCTTAAAGGCGTAGCTTGTAAGCACGTCATTCATGCTACTACGCGTCTACAGTCACCAGCCTGGCAAGTCCGTGTCCTGCAAACAATGCTGCAGGTCGCAAAGCAAGTCGGCTATGGTGATGACCGGCGCAATACTACCGAGCACTTTTCCGATAACGAGCAAAAGCAGCTCAACCGTAACCGTAAATCGCAGACTAATGCCGCCGCACTGAAACGTGAATGGCAAATCTATCAACGCCGCCAGGTTGCGCTAGGTAAAAAGCTCGATGACGAGAACGGCAGTATTGATGACCTACGCAAGCAGCTCACTAAATCTAAATCCCTCACCAAAGCCCAACGTAAGAAAGCCGAAACCGCCCAGGCAAAGCTACAAAAAGAGCGCGATAAAAACGCCCTACTCCAACAGCAATTAGCTGATCAGTTTCAAGTCCGTAAACAGGCGTTTATTGATGCCCTGGTTATGACGGGATTAAGCGAGAAGGACGCCACGGCCAAGTTTATGCAGACAGTTAAAGGAGGCCGTTAATAATGGGCCGCTATGATGATTTTTTTGAAGACGAGACACCTACCGTCACGCCGACTGAATTCAGTCCGACTCCCACCGTTGAACCACAAGCCGATGCACCGGCAGCGGTAACGCCATCACCAGAAATTACGCCAGATACGACAGAAAGCGCGCCAGAATCGGCAGAAAACGCAACAACTGAGCCAGAAACCGCGCCAGATGTGCCAAGAACGGAGGAACAAGCCCCCCAAAGTGAGACACAAGCTCCTGCAGACGACACGAGCTCCGATACTGAGGCAAGTAGCTCCGATACTAGCGCCACGAGCTCCGATACTCACGACACTGCAGAAGTGCCAGAAACCGAGCAACCGGAAACCGCACCGGTCGTCCCGTCAGTTATTGCCGGCAAGCAACAATCCACCAGCTTAAAACCTCGTTACCAGGGTGATAGCGAATTCAGTCAGATGGTGGCCGAAGATTGGTTTGAAACCATAAAAGCCGATCCTCGCAGTTACCAGGCGCTTTTATATCGCCCGTCCAATGGCACCTATGGCGTGGTGGACCCTGAAACGGGTATCGAATCAGACGCCTTTACCGAAATGGATAACAACCAGCGCGAGTTGACGTATGACGATCCGGTGATTGTGGTGCTACGTGATAGCAACGATAGCCGCGAGGCTTTTGCAGCCCTAGACGATGACTCAAATCAGGATGGGCTGGTGGATGACTACCTGATTGTGTCGATCGCCGATAAGCACGTCCCGAAAGGCTCAATCCTTGAATGGAACGAGGAAACGCTAGACGGTGGCGAGCGCCGCGTATGGTGGTATGTGAACCAACTTTACAGCTATGGCACACAGCATGTCGGCACCCTGTATTACTGCATACCAGCTCGAACCTTTGACACAACTGATTCAGGGAAACCGCAATGAGTGACTTATCAACAATCCCCTTATCTCGTACCGGCGAGTGGCAAACAACACGAACCGGCAAATATGAAACTATCGGACTCAAGACGGTAGATGATGCCCTGGCGGCGCGCATTAGTGGGATGTTTTCTAATGCCGTGGTGTTAGGGAGCAATCCAGGGACAGAACGTTTCGCCTCTTTCCTCAATCGTAAGCCACAAGAGCGCGTCTATAGCGGTAAATTCGATGACGTTGCACAAATACTCCGATCCATTGGACAGGAAAAGTCAGGTCAGCAAGCAACCCTGAGCGATGCACAGATTAACAGTCTGGCTTTGCCCGTGGTGAACGTGTCCCGAAACTTTGATCTGGTATTTGAAAACGGCGATGAAGGGAAAGCCGTATGGAATTACAGCTTTTTCACGGATGACGCCGGGACGCCACTCGCTGACCTTTTAACGCAGTATGTGAGCCTGAGTTATGAGGTGATGCTTATCGCTGCAGAGAAAGAAACGCTGGCGATGATGTGTAATGCCCTAGCGGCATCTTTCTACAGCATGACGGAGCACACCCTAGCCCATACAGGAAAACTCTATTACTCAGACATTCCCCTGCAGAGTGCAATTGCTACCCCTAAATCACTGATGTTCAGTGAAATGACGCCGAGCACAACGGGCCGGATCTTTGCGGCCAGCCTTCCCTTAACGGTTACTGCGCAAGTCGTTTCCGCGTGGGAATTGCAAGCAAGACGGGTGACTACAACCGTTGGAATGGAGCTAAGAAGATAATATGGACACACTCCACCAGCTATTCCTTCAATCCGTCACAATCAACGGTACCGAGGTGCCGCGTAGCGCCATTTTCAAGGTGATTTACATCGAGAAAACGTCCCTACAAGCGCCGATTATTATCCTGTCTATCCATGATACCGCCGGAAAGATTGCCGATGACTACAAGGCTAAGTACGGCGCGAAAATGGTTGCCGAGATCGGGGACCCGTCCGGGCAGGAATCAAGCTACAAGGAAAACTTTTTTATCACCTCAGCACCGGTTGAGGGGGATGTGGTGACAGTCATTGCGACAACCGAGGACATTTACCGCCTCAAGACGCCTTCTACGCGCTCATGGCTTTACACAGACCGACAGCCAGGTGATGTGATGAACGCGCACAAGGGCAGCACGAGAGTAGTCAGTGACGTGGTGAAGAAACCATGTACCTATCACCTCAATATCGGCGACAAGCCCTCTAAGATGCTCTCAAAGATGGCTAAGGATAGAGCCTCGTTAGTGTGGATTGCACAAGGCGTCTTTACCTTTCGTTCCTACGATGCCCTGATGAAAGACCCTATCGCCTTTGAGTATGAAGCCTATAACCCGTCAGCGCGCTACACCATAAGCCGCATGAGTAATATCAACAAAGATAACTCCGCGTTAGAGGCCGTGCGTTTTTACTTCACTTCCTGGTCCTCGATCGATGGTTATGTGACGGCAGGTGATCCGAAACTGCCGATTAGGCATATCTCAGACGCCGACAAAGAAACCCTTACCGCCATGACCCGAACCATGGTCCCGAAACTTGAAATTGATGTGACCGGCAATGCGGCCATCAAGGCAGGGATGGTTATCGGGATAACCATTCACCGCATGGACAAAGAGAACCAGGTAAGTGAAGCCCTACCTCAAAAAATGGTCGTGCTACGCGTAGCCCATGTTGAGCAGCGCGATACGTACATGACGCGCATGATTTTAGGAGTACCGAACTGATGAAAAGACGTGCCGTGATAGTCGGAACCATGCACCCTGGCGGATTGATGCGCGCCCAGGTGCGATTAACGCCAGATTGGCAAGGGATTGATGATAAGGATCTGCCTTGGGCTGAGTATTTGATGCCTATTGGCAATGGCTTTGTGCCAACGATTCAAGGCGATCTTGTATGGGTAGAGTTTCCGTATCTCGATGATGACGGCAAGCCTGACACGCGTAGACCGCTTATTGTGGGTGCTGCAGAACAAGCCCCTGGTGGCGTCCCTAACGTTGCCGCTGAGGCATCCGGGCAAGGGCAACCATATAATCCGGGTAAGTCTGATGGTGCGCCGGCGCGCCCTTCCACCAGCAAGACGAAAGATGCCGTAATCCACCGCAATAACTTACTGGAAGTGAGAACGGCTGGTGGTGGCTATGAGATAGCAAATACCGCAGGTGGTTCGCGTATAGGGATGAATGAGGCCGGCCAGATTTATATCATTAGCCCTGATAATGCGGTGATTAACGCCGGTGGTGATTTAACCTTTAATGCAGGAGGAAAGATCGCGATCAAGGCCGGTGGAAAGTTTTCGGTCGTGGCTGGTGGTATGTCGTTCGATAAAGGTTGATATAACGTTGTAATCTTTATGGTATATTTCGATAGTGCACTTTTACATAATACACTATTAGAAAATTATCAGCCTATGTCACCTTTTTTTAAAAGCGCGCAAGTTTATAGCTTGCGCCGTAATGATGTCATTGACACCAAGGAAATTGAGAATCAACTTGCGTCACAAGCCTTTAAGCCTTGCGCCTCGCAAGACAAAGAATCTGTAGGGTGGACGCCGATTATCGGGGAGCTATTTGCGCTGGTTCAAGGCAATAACCTGCTAATCAAGTGGCAGCGTGAAGAAAAAATACTCCCTTCAACGGTCGTCAAAGAAGAAGTGGCCAAGCGCGCTGCAGTGCGTGAAGAACAGCAAGAACGCCGGCTGAAAAAGACGGAGCGTGACGCGCTAAAAGATGAAGTCATTCACGCCTTTATGCCTCGTGCCTTTACCCGTCAAAAGTTCGCCTTTGTATGGATTGACCTCGACAATAGCCGTGTGGTGGTTAATGCCAGTAGCGCTAAGCAAGCAGAGAACATCTTAGCATTACTGCGCAAGTCCATCGGCTCGCTCCCAGTGGTCCCTTTCACGCTTGAGTCCCCTATGTCACTGACCGCTAAAGAGTGGTTAGCCTCGCAAGAGCTCCCTGCTCAATTCCATACGGGTGATTCGGTCCGTCTTTCCGGCGTGGTGGAAGGTACCGGCAGTGTCGCTTACACCAAAAGCGAGATATTCAGTGATGAAGTCGTTACCAATATCAATAACGGAAAAATTGTTGCGGCAATTGGCCTGAATTGGAACGAGCGGATCAGCTTTAAAATTGATGATGGGCTATCAATTACCGGCATTAAATTTGCCGACATTCTGACCGAGCAAAACAACGATATTAGCCGTGAAGACGTTGCTATCCGCTTTGATGCCGACTTTCTGTTATTCCGCTCAGAGTTTAACGAGATGTTTTCGGCGCTGGTGGCCGCGTTGGGTGGCGAGGTGGTGTATGGCGCGTAAAAAAGAGCCATCACCTTACACTAAACCGTTTTTAAAATGGGCTGGCGGTAAGTTTCTGCAATTACCGGACATTCTACCGCTACTGGAAGGCCACCAGCGGCTTATCGAGCCTTTTGCTGGTGGAGGTTCAATATTTCTTAATGCCGGCCTTAAAACAGCTCTCATTAACGATAATTGCTCAGACCTTATTAATACCTATCAGCAACTCAAAGAGAACGCGCACGACATTATCACACGCGCCTTTCGCCTGTTTCAGCTCTATAACGGGCAAAAGCCTTACTTACGGATCCGCCAGAAGTTTAACGAGGGAAGATATACCCCTGCAGAACGTGCGGCCGTGTTTATCTACCTAAATCGGCATTGCTTCAATGGGCTTATGCGTTTCAACGGTAAGGGCGAGTTCAATGTGGGTTTTGGCAAATATGAAGCGCCCTACTTTCCCCTTGCTGAGCTCGAAAACTTTCTCGGTTGTTGTGAAGGCATTACGTTTAGTTGCGAGGACTATTCGACCGTTATTGAACAAGCCGGTGCCGGTGATGTTGTGTTTTGTGATCCGCCCTATGAGCCAATGCCGGATAAGGAAGGATTCACTCAATACAGTAACGGGACCATCTTTAAGATGGCAGACCAAGAAAGGCTCGTTAAATGCGCCCTGGAAGCCCACCAGCGCGGCGCAACTATCATCATAACCAATAGCGGTGCTGAGTCGATTAGAGAGCTATACCGTGCCAATGGCTTTGATATTCGGGAAGTGTTGGTAAAGCGTAGCATGTCGAGTAAGGCAGGCACGAAAACGAGGGCGAAAGACGTTATCGCCGTGCTTGAGTCGTTGATACCGTTTTAAACATCATGGAAAAAATTATGGAAAAAAAATTAAATATTACTTTCGACACTCGCTGGCTTGCCTTGAAGCAGGAGTTTGAACAAGACCCTGTAAAATTAGCCTTCAAGCTATTTCCGCGTGAGTTAAATCAGTATCAAAAGAAACTTATCACCAATAAAAGGATTATGACGGCCATTACCTATTGTTCAGGCTCAGGAACAACTAAAGGGATAGCAATACTGGCTGTCTTGAATATGCTGTTTAAGCCAGAGTGTCCGGTAAACATTTACCTACTTGACTCTCATAAATCACCCTACGTTGTGCGGCTTAAAAAATATTGTTTTCAGTTAGTTCAAACATTAATACAGAGTAACCCTTGGATTAAGCTGCATTTAGAGGGCAGTGAATTAGGTATTGACTATAAAGACGCTTCACACGGCGAAGGGTTACACTTGGTCAGCATGGATAATATGGATGGCTATTTAGATCCATTTAGAGACAGCGAATACGGGGCCCTGAGAATCGTTACCAACGCACATCGCATCCCTGAGAAAACATTTAGGATGTTGATGGGGTTTATAGTTGAAGAAGATGACAGGTTAGTGATGATTTCACACCCTGATGATGGTGAAAGTGACTTTAAAACGCTGTTTATTGAAAACCCAAGTCATATAAAAACACTTACATTCAAAGCTATTGATAGTGGGCTTATTGGTGAAGCCTACTTAGAGCAGATGACTAAGAAGTACCCTGTAGGGAGTAAAGAATATCAGCGCCGTTTTTACGGTGAATGGTAAAAACTAAGCCCTGACTATCAGGGCTTTTTATTAGGCGGTATTAGACGACCGGGCTAAGCGGTTATTCTTAACTCAACGTGTTTTCCAAGGTGTGCTAACGCCAGTTCTAGCGTTTCTACTTTAGAAGAATGACCAACGTTAAGAAGTCGGTCAATTTGAGGTGGTTTCTGCCCCAGACGGCGAGCTAACTCTGCTTTACGCACTCCGCTCTCGATCATCGCATTATGTAAAGCCGCCTTTAATGCCACCAGCACCGGCACGCAAACAAGGTGATCACCTTCTTGCGGTTGTGATGTTACTGGTACAATTCGGCGTTGCTCGATTTCAAGCGAGATAGCGGCAGTTAGCCCGTCAACCGATTCAAGCAAACACTCGTCTAAAGTGTCACCCACCGAAGCCATTAAAGGCAAATCACGGCAAGTCGCCAGATAGCTATCAGTTTCTTTGTCATGCTCAATTTGTACTGCGTACTTGAACATAGTAGCTCCGTTAAAAGTAGTAGGACTATCGTTATAGTGATGGGGCCTTACAGCCCCAAGTCCTTAATAATCTTCTTTCTTAATGGCTCTGATATTTCCTTAGAACCATGAAAAGGGAAAATTGACTGTCTATCCATGTAGTAGGCTTTAAAGTGGCTACTGCCACCTGATGACTTCTCTAATCTCACTCCATGAGCGAGAAGCCAACGCCTAAATTCACTATATTTCACAATAATCCTTAGTAAGTTTAGTATGAGGCCATAATAACATTTATATTCATAAAAGCAACATTTATGTTGTTTTTTGGGGGTGGTTTTTTTGGATATAAAAAAAGCCTCAAAAGAGGCTCTTTGGTTTAGGCGACTTACACTCTATTTATCTTAGTCAAAATGCTATAGAGACATAGCGAGGGGAAGATACAGAGTATTGCTTTCGGGTAGATCATTAACACGTCTCCAACACCGAAAACAGCAAGCGGAACAGTGAAGGTAAACGCCGCTAAGTCTACTCTACCCTGCTTTCTAAATGCTAGGACGGTAAGGACGTAAAACGCCAGCATAAGCCCTGCAGGAGCGATACCCTGCAGCGATGCGATTTCAATTAGCTCGTTATGTACATGGTAAGGAACGTTCCGCAGTGCCTCAGCGTTACCTTTCTCGTTCACGTCAATGTACTGGGTAATGTCATGTAACCGCGACGCAGCGCTCTGCCCTGTTAAGTGGTGGCTGGAAGTAGACAAACCCGATTCCCACATACTAAAGCGCGATCCAATAGACGTGCTGTTATTCGTGTTTTCGTGACTAAGATCGTTGTAAGCCTCAACGAACCTGTCTCGGATTTGATGCGATGCGATAAGTGGGATAGCGAGTAGCACGATAAAGGCCGGAACGAGTTTGATAACGTCCTTAAATACCATGCTTCTAAAGGTCATAATGAGCAAGATTACAGGGAATAACAGCGTAGCGCTACGCGTCCCTGTCATAACAATGATTATGAACGTTATCACGCTAACAAGTGTCATTAAGCGGCGTTTATAACGCACGGCAATGGCATTGATCGCATAGATACAGAGTAATCCCTGAATCGTTTCGAGATATGCGGCCGTTGTCGATATGCCGCCAATATTAGCCCGTGTACTGTCCTCGCTTAGATAGGTATGAATCCCCACAAAAGAGGATACCCCAAACGCGAGGCAGATCATTCCTAGCAATGCTAAACGAAACTTCGATATAGCCTCAGAGGGAACTGCGCTAGTCACTAAAACGAGCAGAGATAACGGAATGAGAAGCTTATAAGTTTTCGCATAGCTTGTATTGGCAAGCAGCTCACTTACATTTTTATCCCCGAATTCATTTACCCACCATAACTGACATAAGGCCATGCACCCTACAACGGCGGCGATCAATACCCATGTTTTAGATAGCTGATACACCCTGCCCTTACTACAAATAAATTGCAGCGCGAAAATGAATAACGCGAGAAACATCGCGTTGCGGCCCATTATCCATTCAGTAGGAGCCAAAAACGCGCTAATAGGCAATAGCAACATACCAATGCCGTAAAATATATCGCGTTTAGTCATGCTATCGACCTACAATTTTGTACTGTAGATAATCACGCATAGCCCCGAAAAGCAGCCCATTAAATCTGCGATGCTTAGCCGAGTATTTGAAGTTGTGCTTAGTAACTGGTTTGATAAGTGAAGTATTACGCCAAGGCGATGAAGCTTTGGCTACTCGGAAAGGTTCACATTCATCGTAATACTGCGACCAATCATGCCATGGCTTTGTTAAGCCCACGAAATGAAATAGCGCTGCTGGCCTATGGGCTAAATTATCATCACATTTATATTTATAATTAAGGTCGATAATATAGTTGTACAGGTTGTCTATAAATAACACAGTGCCGCAAGTCGCCACATTAATTGCGTCTTGATCATAATATGTAAGAGCATTAAGTTTGCTGTCGTTAATCAGAACATTCATTGATTTCTCAGTGATGTTTTGTCTATTCCACTCGTCAACGTTAATAAGCATCACGCCTGAGTTAAAATATCCAACTTGAGCAAAATTAGTACAGAATAATTCATCTGTTTTAATGATATGTTTTGCGCTAGGGTCGTTTACAGCCGCCAAGGTGTAACCACTCAGATCCAGGTCAGCTAAGTAAGAAATATCACCAGCACAAAACACATCAGAATCGAGGTATAAAACCCTACTAGCCTTGCCGTGGAAGTGATCAGCAATCATCAAACGAAAGTATATAGTATGGTTCCAAGCTTTGTTTGATGGCAGTGTTTTGACAAACGCAGCATCAACATTGTAGATGCTAATTGCAGTTTTATGTTTCTGGCATATTTGAGCTAATTTATCAGCATTACTGCGTGAAATATCGTCAGTGAAAATATGAAATTTTAGGTTTTTATTTTTGTTATTGATAATCACAGATTCAATTGACACGCCAGCGCCAAATATAAATTTATCATCTGCGCCATAAGCGATATTTAAACATTCTTTTTCTTCAAGCGTAGAAAAATCAACCTGACTTTTGATTAGGTTTTGACCGAAAAACATTAATTAATCCATTGTGCGATATGATAGGATTAATCTTATATTAGGATTTTGTAAGTTTCTATAAAAAATTGTTAATCTGACTACTTATTGAACTGTAATATATTAATTACGCTTAACATATCCTTGTAGCCATTAGTATATTTATTGCTCCTTTTGATCGCTTTTGAATGGCGATATTGTTTGCGTAATCACACCGAAAAACTGAGGCCAATCACCATCAAATAATGCTTCATCAGATGAAATTCTTCCCTTCGTTGGGCGATCTAATTGCTCAAGTCGTACCACCCCGCCAGCCAATACATAGCGCCTTACAACAAATTCCCCATCTATTGTGGCCACAATCAGTGAGCCGCTAGTGGGCTTTACTGCGGAATCAATTACAAGGTAAGAGTTAGGCTTGATGTATTCGCGTTGTGACCCTTCGGCATAACGCATCAGGTAGACTGACGGTGCACGGGTATTACACAGCTGGTCAAGCGAAAGTGATTGTTCTTCAAAGTCTTTTGCCGGTGATGGAAAGCCCATATATCCCCCTAAAATATACTGTACATACATACAGTATATTAGAGAATTATTGGTAATGAAAGCGCCCTACTTATTACCAGCGAGGCTCGCCATTAGGCCAATACTCCACCAGCAGCGGCGCACCAGAATACCGGTGGCCTTTTAGGCTCTCGCGCCTAGTAGGTACTTCGTCAAAATCCGTCATTGTATTAAGCAAGTAGACTGCCTCGCTAAAGTCCTCAAAGCACCAGCGATAACGGTATGCAGTCACCGCATCCATATCCACGCACACAGCCCAAGTATAGGCGAGCTTGCTAATTGCCACCCACGAGCCATCATCTAGTTTGCGAGGCATTATGTAGTGGTTCGCTTCTATCCAAGCTTTAATGTCGCTCTCACTACCAGAACGGAAAACATCAATGAAATGACTCATAGCTTAAAAACACCAACAAAATAACATTATAATATTAAGCTATTATAATATTATATCATGATGTTTTCATCATATAATATTATCATCATATCCTAATAAGCTATGACCACGGCTGTTTTGTCTGAGACCTTGTACCAGCAAAGCCCTACTTCAACATTTGATGCTTCTTGGTCCAAGGCGTACACCCCTTTGAACCTAAACAAGTTAAACCCAAGTGAATTTTTAGACTTGGCAAAAACAATCCGCTTTGTCCTTTTATCAACGTTCACAGTCTTGTTGAAATGAATATCAAAATCATCTTGGGTGCCCCCTCTTTTCTTCTCAAATATGTATTGCTCGTCAGTCGATATACTGTTATCCCAATCAGCATGATTGATCAGCATAGGCCACCAGATTTCGGTATCATGCTCGGTTGGATGCTTTTTTCCACCGCTATAGAAGCTCTTATGGTTGAAACCAAAAAGCGCTGTTATATCGACAACCTTACGCAAACACACGTCATCTTGAGCATAGATATAACCGTCCTTAATTTTGTTTTTAACATTTAGAATGTCGTCAAACTCCCACTTTGGGATCGGACCGGCTGATTGCAGTTTTTGCTCTATATAGGCTACGCATTTATCAATTTCTGTATTGAATGCAAAAATATCCTCAATGACAGGGATTCGATAAAACTCATGGCCCGTGGCATTTACAATATCGGCTTGGCGTTCTGCATCTTGTTTAACCCGTTTGAGGTGATAAGGTTCATCAACTTCAATGTGTAATCCGATTGCAGGAAAATAGAGATCTGTCAGGGATCGCCTTGTGCCAGTGGTAATGTACTGCTGAGTAATAAATTGCACATCAAAACGATTCAGTCGATGCAAAATCCTAGATAAAACGTATTGCTCATGTTTCTTATGCTTGGCTTTATATATCTGCTCAATACTGTAGGTATAAGTGTTCATAATTATAAGATGATATTAGGATATGATAATAGGATGGTATGATGATACGAGGATATTACTACTAGCTAATATCATAATATGGTCACATCATGGCTCGATATGACCATATCATCTTTAAGCTTTCGCTTTTGTTATGAGCGCTTCTAATTCTTTATCAGAAGTATCATCCAACAACATCAGCGCAGCTCTGACCACATCAGAGCGATTAGCATTGTCGCCACCTAATTGCATAAGACGCAATTGAGCGCGCTTGATACTATCCATGCTTGCTGGTGGTAGCGTAAATGAATACGCCTTGTATGATTCCGTTTTAGGCTTTGAACGAGGCAAGGTGTTATCAGCGCTTCCAGAAGATAAAAACTGCTCTTCTGACATCTTTCCTTGACCTGGTGTGAATGGTTTTCTCATAGCCCTATCTCTTTCATTAGGTTAATGACTTCTTGCTTTGCTTTCTGGTTATCCATTTCGAAAATAGTCTTGGATTGGCCCCAAGCATCACGATGAACTTTACGATCACAGATTCGTGATTGCGTTAGCGTCAAAGCCGGAATATCTGCGAGCGCATCAGCGGCCTCATTACCTTCGGTAATAAACATATTCGTGGGAACCATGTTTAACACGACATAGCCCTTCACTTTCTCATTAAAATCTTGAGCCTCAGTAAAGATCCGGGTGAGATTAGGCATAACATCAAGGTCCATCTGAGATGCTCGTAGAGGTGATATGAATATGTCGCAAGCAAGTAGGCCATTTCGCATTTCGGCACTATCACGGCCAGCACAATCAACAATAACGAAATCGTAGTTTTGCCCATGTTCCAAGAGCATGTTCTTGATCCGTCCACTAGCGCCAGTTACAGGGATGTGGTCTAGTTCTTCACTACGATTGTTATACCAGTTGATAATTGATTGCTGATCGTCTGCATCAACAACCATTACAGATTTACCTTGCTGCCTAAGATAGCTTGCGATGGCGACAGTGAGAGTGCTCTTACCCACGCCACCTTTCTGACTTCCTATAACGATAATCATTGTTACCTCATACGGTCCAAATACGATGATATTATGATGTGATGGTCACATGACACGATTATATGACAATATTACTCTAATAGGATGTTATCAGAAATATCATGCGTTGATAGCATCATATTAGGGTAATCTAAAAATATAATATGAGGATATGATGATATTATCGTCACATGATAGCATGATATTATTTATTGGAAATCATATAGTTATGTCATAAAAAAAGCCCCTTTAGGGGCTTATGTAGATGGCATGATTATAATGGGCTAAAGTTTTTTTTCACCGCAGCTGAAACAGGTTTGTCAGTTTCAGCTTTGGTATCGGCTGGCGTAGTTTTAACCGCTTTCGTTTGAGGTAACTCAGCCGGTGGCGGTGAAGCCGCCGCAGTTCGAGGGACGGCCATATTTGCAGCTCCCTCTTTCAACTGCGTATCACTTGTCGCCTCCCACGAAGCAAAACTACTAATGAGTTTTGCTATAAACTCACCTTGCGTACCTCTACGATACATAGCCGCAATCGTACTGACCAAACGCGGATCAATTTCCTTCAATGCGCAAGCAGCTAACATGGCCTCACGGGCCAAACTGGAAGGGCGTTCTTTAGAGTCTTCTAAATATTCCTGAATCAGTTCGTCTTGCTCGCGTGTTTCAGGCGAGATATAGAATTGAACCTTTATGCGTTGGTCATTAGCCATTTATTCCCCCGATATATACAACATGCCACGTACTAAATCGAATTGCGGATCATTAGAAACAAAGAATCGCTTATCGCTTATCTTTAATGCTTCCTTAACGTGGTCAGCAACTAGGCTGGCACCACCACCAACAACCGCAACATGAGTAAAACCACTAAACCGTGTAAGAAAGTCAGCTGTCGCATTGGACAGCGACACAATGGATTTATCTAAAGCCTCACGAATAGTTGGTAGGTTTTCTTCTTTAAAAAGACGGGCAGCGATGAATTCATTGTTATGCCGGTTCTTCACAATTGCGTCAGCAATGCGCCATGATGATTGACCATTAACAGCTCGTAATGCTTGATCAACTTCTCGCGTCACCGCTGAGGCACCAATGCTTGCATTGCCTTCAACTTTTACCAGGGACGCTGTTTCACCCTGAATGAGTGAAACATCTAGCGTTGTCCCACCTAAATCAACAACCAGCAACGCATCTAAATCTGTTAGCTCAGAAACCTTAGCGACCGCTGCAGGAATTGACTCAGGGGAAACACTAACTTTTTCGATAATGAAAGCTTGGCCACCTAGCACCTCTACAACCTGACCGACAGAGGCTTTTTTCTTCTCGATGTTGTTCAGGTTAGGCTGATTATTATGGTCGTAAAACTCACTCAATGGCAGCGTGACGAGCGCGTGCACTGGCTGAGGTTCTAGCCCTGATTGCTGTAGGGCGTGTTGAATAGCAACAGCATTTGCAGCGCTGTACTGCCATTGAACGTTATTGGTCATAACAATTGAAGTGCTCATTGGTGAAAATGAGAAATCTTCCCCTGTACAACGGTAGTTATATACCTGGGACTCACCAGTAGGGGGTGAAAGCTCTTTTTTGAAAGTGTTGTTTGTGAGGGCGGTTTTAACCTCACCATTCCCATCTTTCCAAGCCAATTTAATACCAGTTGAGCCATCATCAATATAAATCTTTTTCACTGCTTGCTACTCCTTTAGGGTTCCTGCAACAACAATAACCTATTAGAAAAAGATTGTGAATAATTCCGAGATTAAAAAGAGACACTTTGAGATTTAATTGTTTCTTTATTGCTCTTTTTGAGATTACTTTAATCCCAAAACCCTCGTTACGGGTCATTTTAATCCCAAACACACCCATAAAAAGCCCTCAAAACCCCCCTTAATAATCCTAGAATTTTGTCAACTTGAGGAAACAGACCCGATTTAATCCCAAATAGATTCATTTAATCCCATAAACGATAGAATGGGATTAATTTGAACCAATAATAACCCTGCTTCCATCACATCATCGCTTTACACCATAAGCACTTACAAATCGTCTATCGCACTCTGCGCAAATCTCTAACTGGCTAAAGTCGCCGTGCATATCTAGTACGGAGGTTATATGGCAGCAATTGGCACCATTCAAAGCATTGATACCGGACACGGATCATTCCCACCAAGAAAGGTTGCTGAGGACGTTTCCTGGTTCACCGTTAACGGACAACCGGCAATCGTTGAAGGCGATTTATTCCCACTGCATACCGATGGACATAGCGCGCATACGGGTAAAGCCGTCACAACGCGTAGCTGGTTTTCCATCGGTGGAAAAGGGGTGGTGTGTGTCGGTGATCCAGTTTCGTGTGGCGGCAAGGTGGCAACCGGTGACGGTTCGCTGCAAATAGGCTGACGAGCTTTTCACTCAAGACTAAGGGGAATAAATGGGCGCGTTAATCAAGCTCACTTTAAAAGGACTCGGCTTGCGAGGCTTCATGCTCATGGCGCTGGTGGCGGTAACTGCCTACCTCAGTGCTAAAGGCGTTAGCAAGTACCACGAAATGACTTCCGCTATAGCGACCTATACGCAAAACGCTGAAAAGGACGCCGCAGAGAAAGCCACTTTACGAGACAACATCCATGCAGAAAAAACACGCGCTGACGCCGCTGAAAGCAATTCCAAGTTGCTTGCAGATCAGATGGCCCACCAGCAAACAGAAGCCAAAAACTACCAAGACCAATTAAAAGCATTACAGGACCAGAAGGACAAAGACGATGCAGCGACTCAAGAAACCATACAACGACTTAACCACGAACTTAGCCTTGCTGGCGTTCACAATGTTCGCGTACCTGATCCTGTTATCAGGCTGCAGCAACAAGCAATCTGCCGCGTTAACGGCACCTGCGCCAGTAGTAACCGTGACAAAGCTCGTCACGCCGCCACCAGTAACCGTTGATCCGTATGAACCGTGCCGACTGCCTAATGACGTGCCGGTATGGATGAATGATTACCCTAGCTACGTCACGTTAACCGCGAACAAAGTAGGGCAGTGCAACGAGCGCAATAAAGCGATTTCTGATCACAATGCGGCGCTAGTGGCCGATAGGAGTATTTAATGGAATTTATTATGTTTTTACGTTGGGTGCTCGGTACCCTGAGTTTCTTCATTGCGGCACCGTTCGCCTACATCCTTGCGCCATTCGTTGCGCTGTATTCGGTGATTAAGAACGACACCGCACCACGGCTGTTCTACTACCTGTTAACGCCGGATAATCCCCTGGACGGCGACAAGTACCATTTAGCACGTTGGCCGAATAACAGCGCGTGGGGTAAATGGCTACGCCGTACCGCATGGCAATGGCGCAACGTGCTGTATAACTTCCGTTACGACTTGTTAGGGGTGGATGTATGCCCGGCTCAAGCGCGTTGGTATGGTGATCAGTCCGTTAACGGTGAAGTAAGCAAGAAAGGCTGGCAGCTTGCGATCGATGAAAACTCGAATACGTTTAGTTTCTTTGCCTTCCTGGTTTATCCAGGCACTCGCCACGGTGTACGAATGTATCTTGGTTGGAAGTATAAGAACGGCCAGCGTGATACAGCAGTGAAACGTAAAATGCTCTCGTTTTGTATCAATCCCGTGTGGGGTGGATAGGGGAGTCAAAAAAAGGCCGCTTAATGCGGCCTTATTTATGAGTATTTGCGGTCAATCTCTCGGCGTTGGTGCGCTATAGAGCGTCTAAGTTGCTGGTGGAGTGGTGTTTCTTCAAACGAAAGCCTACGCAAGAAATTTACCGACTGAACATACGCGTTAAACGCTTCAAAACGTCCCTGCAGTGACAGGAAGTAAGAGCTCAGTCCTGCATCTAACACAACGTACATATTAATAAATGTTCTGATCCCATCATCGGGACCGTTGATGATATTGAACATACTCAGCAATGCGCCTCGCCAGATAAAGCGATAGCTCTTATCGGTGCGCTTGTGTATGTAGAGAAAGGCTAACAGGGTGCAGAAACCAACGAAAAAAGCGTGTTGCGCTGTCATGCCTTTGAGTAGGGAATAAGGCAAGAGGCTGAAAATAAGCGAGGCAAACACCATAGGCACTAATAGCAGTACGTTTTTGATGATCAATACAATAGTTCTCACAGCGTTACCTCTTTCACGACTTCTTTATCCTTACATTGCTTTAATACGCTGATCAGCCCTGAGCTAATCGAGCCGTTTCCACGCGCTCTTAGCACTGGAATTAAGCCAGCCGGAACATAAAGCGAGGTTGATACACCTTCACGGATTTTTCGGGGTTGCCCTGCATCATTGGTGCATTGGTCGATTTTCTTCCACGTCCGGTTATGGCTCAGTGAGCTATCACCCGAATAAACGACATTACGGCCAGTTTTCACGGTGATTTTCTCTGCGAGCGACAAAAGCTCCTTATCTTTGAAAAGCTCTTTTACGATCTGTTTTAGCTCCGCTTTGCTCGTACATCTACGCACGTTACTGCGCTGCCGGCCATTCGAGTATTCGAGATAAACCGTATATTCCATCGACAATTACCTATTAGAAAATAATGAGTTAGGAATTCATTATAATATAGTAATAAAATTATTTTTTTATTATTTTTGATTGTTCCGCAAATCTCTAACCTCCTAAATTCGTCTCTGCCAAAAGTATTATCCGCGCCCTAAATAGGGCAAAAAAATGAGTAACACTCAGCGCGCGCATGACCGCGCAAAAGATATTAAGAACCGCGCCTCTGCAGTAATGGCGATGACCATTGGTGCAGTTGATTCCTCCGCTTCTCCTGATCTGCAATTAGAGCAACTGCAAAGATCTGTAGTAAAAAACCCAATGTTTGAAGGCGTTGATGCGCGTTTTGGCGTAACCGTTACTGGTGCGTGGACCGAAGCGTTACACAACTACAAAGCATCCCACGGTAAATACCCGTCTGTAGAAGTCCTGGCTAACGCCCACAAATCCCTGCAAAACCTGATGACCGAGAGCGTTAAAGAGTCCGGTTCAATCAAGGGTCCGAACGCTGCAATGTTTGAGTCTGCAGCTGCAGACATGCGCACCTCTGAGGGTGTGATGAAACAAGCGATTTTCGCTGCAATGATCCTGCCGGCCGCTTTAGGCGCTGCCACCAGCGATGCGTGTACCTTTGTTCCGTGTGAGCGTGACATTGCCAAGATTTACGAACTGACCAACATCGCCGGTTCTAACTTTGGTACCTTCCGTGCCGGTGACGAACTGAATATGCACCGCACTGGCGCTTACTCTCAGATGCGCCGTACTGAGCGCTTTGCTCAAGACAACCAACCAGACGGCACTAAGAAAGACTTCACGTTTTCTTTAGCAACGTTCCTGGGTACTGATGCGCCAATCATCAAAGGCCGCGCGAAGCTGTTAGTAAACCGCCGCGTTTCTAAGAAAGATGACTCTGACGGCAACCTGTATTTCAACGACACCGATTTCAACGGCGTTCAATACCAGGCAACCGGTAAAGTTGATTACGCGAAAGGCATTATCACTGTTTCTTTCAACACCGCACCAGCTGCCGGCACTGAATTAGCCGCACAAGTTGAGATTAACGTTGAAGGTAAAGCAGACCTTATCCCGGTTATCAACCAGACCATGCGCGAGTATGAGGTTAGCCCTTCACAGTACATCTTAGCGTCTGAGCACACTGTCCAGTCTGCGTCTGACTTACAACGTGAATTCGGTTTAAACCTGCAATCTCAGCAATTCCAAGCGATGACTCAATGGTTATCCCACGAAACTGACATGGCGCGTTTACGTACTCTCGTTTTCCATACCATCCCGAATTTCTCACGCGAATTTGACGTGGCACTGCCAGAAGGGCAGACCTACGAAAGTTGGGTAGGGATCATGAGCCATGCGGTTAACCGCCTGAGCACCGAAATGCTTAACCGTAACAAAGAGTCAGGCATCCGTGGTGGCTTTGCTGGTGGTGATGCAGCGAACTACTTACGTTCACTGCCTTCTAGCGTGTTCCAAAAGGACCCTAACTACGTCCAATCTCCATACGTCCAGTACATCGGTACGTTATTCAACACCATTCGTATCTACGAAGTGCCTAACCCTGCTTGTGAGTCCCTGCAAGCTGATGGCTTGGATTTCCAACCTTACGACATTTATTTCTACGGTCGCGGCGACAGCATCGGTAAAGCTGGCCTGATCGCAGGTGATGCCGTTCCTGCAATGCCGTTCGTTCATCCAACCGACAAAAACCTCGTTAACCGCACAACCATTTGGGGCTCTGCGCTTAACGAAATTCACCCACGCGGCGGTGAAAACTACTTCTCTCGTTTACGTCTGACCAACTCCAAAGTTGGTTCGTTCGACATGCTTACCGGCAAGCCAATCGAGGCAGTGGTCACGGGAAAGTGAAGTCGGTAGACGCGCAACCGTCTACCGATAACAGCGCTCAGGTCGCAGCAGCTCAGGCACAAGCCGAAGCTGACGCAGCCGCAGCAGCCCAGGCGAAAGCAGATGCGAAGGCTAAAGCTGACGCAAAAGCTAAGGCAGATGCGCAAGCTCAAGCCGATGCTGCAGCAGCTCAGGCTCAAGCCGATGCCGCAGCAAAAGAAACGGACGCTAAATAACGTCAATCTCTACTAATAAGCGCCCCTCGGGGCGCATTTTAGGAACAAGAAATGAAAAAAATTAGTTTTGCGATGGGCTCAGCAGCCGGCATTGCAATTAATGAAGTTAACGCAACCGCAACCGGAAGTGTTGGCGCTGGTGGCGCAAGCGCCTTTGCAGGTTTAGTCCTGTCAACGCGTGGTGGCATTAACCGCGTTTTGAGCCTGACGGCTGATAACTTCACTAGCGTATTGGGTAAAGCACTGCATCCTCGTACTGGCGCGGCATTTGAGCCATACCGCCATGTACAAACTGCCGTGTTAGGTGGCAACGGTAACGTTGTGCGCGTACCAGCACCAGGCATGATGATCCCTGCGGTCACGCTGCAGATGTTAGCCAGTGCAGACGGCAAGGGAACAACCTTTAAAGTGTCGAATACCGCGTTTGCTGCAGGTTCCACCCCTACAGTACCGGCTGGTTCATTCGGAATGATTTACGTTGATGACGGAGACGCTTCCGTTAACCGTAAAGTGCAGATCGTGCCAGACACGCAAAATACCGCGTTATACGACTTGAACCTAGTCGAAACGGGCAGTGATGGCGTTGATGTGCTTGTAGAGTCATTACAGGTTTCGTTCGATCCAGAAGCGCGCAACGATATGGGACAAACCGCCTTTATCAGTGCTGCATTAGAGAATAACAACTCACGTTTACGTGCAGTTTTGAGCTCTGATGCTCTCGCACAATCTCTTAAAGCGACTGTAACCGCTGACTATACTCCATTCATTGGTGGTACTGACGGTGATTTCACCAAGGTTACTTCTAACGACTACGCCAAAGCGTTAGCCGTCCTGAAAAAGTCACAGGCAAACTTTACCGCGATCCTTGCGCTAGGATGCTATGACGCACCAACGCTTATCGCGCTGAACCAATACGCTGCAGATTGCCGTGTCGATATGTTCTATGACGTGAAAGGCGCGCAAAACTCCACTGATGCAATCAAAGAAGCGAAAGGCCATAACTTAGGTGGGCAGCACACAGCCGCGCGTTACTACTTCCCATACAGCGCAATGGATAGCTACAGCAGCACTAACGTTGTTTACGGTATCAGCTGTGATGCGTTCGTAGCGAAAGCGAAAGGCGTTGCCCTGGTCAATGATGTTGGCGGCTGGCACTACTCTCCTGCAGGTACCTCGCGTGGCGTTCTGAACCGCTCAGGCATTTCTGTATTGCCTAACTTGGACGATCCAGACATGGAAGCGATGTATGCCGCGCGTATTAACTGCGTGTCAGTCACCCGTGCCGGCGATGTTTACATTGACGACTCTCTGACGACCTACGGTAAAGAAAACTATCTGCGCTTCCAGCACATTAGCTCGCTGTTAAACGCTATCGCGCGTGATTTCTACGCCATCGCCGCTGACTTGAAGCACGAGCCAGACGGTATCACCCAAGACGGCCTGACCTCTGCAATGACTAACCTCCTTGAGCGTTATTACGCGGCCAACGCCTTAGTTACGCCACGCGATGCAAGCCAAGGTAAAGAGCCATTCATCGTGAATGTTCAGCAACTCGACATTGATAAGTGGCAAGTCACCTGGTCCGTCTGTCCGACCGGTACCAGCCGCCGCATTGTCGGTACTCCTGTTTTACTGCGCTAAGAGGGCGATTAAATGAGTAAGCAAACTATCGGCCTTATGGGCCTATCTATGGCGGCGTTCGGTAGCACCACGGCTCAGGCAATGCTTGAGTCTGCCGGCACTAAAAAAGGCGAACCTGAGAAGAAGGAGCCGAAAAAAGACGAGCCAGAAAAAACCGAGAAGGACGAGAAGGGCGCGAAGAAAAAGAAAGCGATCTTTGAAGCCGTTGAAGCGCGCGCCGCGCAAGATTCTCGCGCCCTGGCCGCGTCCCTGGTTACTGGTTGGGCGACTGATGGCTCCCCGGATGCAGACGACTTTGACGCCTTAGCTATCAACATGGCTGGCTTAGGTGACATTGACGAAAACACCGACCTGACTGATGACCAGGTAGATGCCTACAACGATGCGCTAAGCGCACTGGCTAGTGCTGCCGTATCACTTGGCGCTGATCAAGACGATGTAACGAGCATGATCAATGACGAGGACGATGACGCTGCAGAGCGCGTTTATGACGCAATCAACGCCAACGTTTCGCCTGACGACTCTGACGATGCCGTTGCCGAGTATTCCGTAGCTGATGGTGCAGACGATGACGCAATGTTTGAGTCCACTATCAAGGTTGTCCGTAACGGTGTCGTAACGCTGATCAAAAAGCGCCTACGCCCACGCCGCATGACCTCGCTACAGAAAGCGGCATTGCGCAAAGCCCAAAGCAAAGCGCATAGCTCAAGCGGAAAAATGGCGTTTCGCCGTTCCATGAAGCTGCGCGCTAAACGCGGCTTGTAACTGGACATTCCACCAGCTGCGGCTGGTGGATTAAGGGAACGTTATGTTTTGTGGCGCAATTATGCCGGATGGGATTAGCCCCTATCTAAAAGTCTACTTCACGTCTGATACAGACATGGTTGTGGGCTATTTAGGGCAGGGGTCCAGTGCCAACATTTCCGCGCAATGGGAATCGCCATTTGAAAACGCGAGCGTAGGCGGTGTCACCGGCGCAATTACCCGATACGGCCAACAAGCCGCAGGTGGTGCGCAAGTCTTCACGGGCTACACCTCTAAATCGTCTTTTGAGTCTCGTCTTGTGTGGGGTGGTCAGATGCCGCCTGAATTCACGATTGTTGTTGATCTCATGGCAACGATTAACGCGCAAGTAGAAGTCAACGCGGCGATAACCACGCTCCTGCAGATGGCGTCACCTCAACTCAACAACCTAACACCTATGGGACGCCCACCAGCAACCGTAACGCTCGATATAGGGCGGCGATTAAAGCTGATGGACGTAGTGATCAAAGACGTCAGTTATGAGCTCGATGCACCGCGTACCGCTGATGGGTTTTACACCCACAACAAGGTGACGCTGCAGTGCTCAGGTGACGGGATGATCAACAAATCTGATATTCCATCAATGTTTATTTAGGAACAAATATTATGACCGGTTTCGCTAACTCAAAGCCTAACATGAGCTTTTTAAAACAACGCCTTAACCAAAACATCGCAGCCGGTGAGAAACTTATCTCTGCCGAATACTGGATGACCATCAAGGGATATGAAAATATCTCGGTACTGATCCGCTCAACTCAGTTACCGGAAATGACGCGTGAAGACGTTGAAGACGTTGGACCAGGCGGATTGAAGTTCAACCAACACGGCGTTATGCGTAACTCAGGTGAATTCCAAGTTAGCTGTGTTGAGACTATCGAAGGGGATGTATTCAAAGCCGTCCGTGAGTGGGTGCGTGAGAAGAAGTACCTGGATATTACTATCTCTGCAGCGTCCGAGTCTAAAGGTGGCGAAAGCGGCGGTATCACTCGTTCATTCACCCACTGTAAAATTTACTGTGATGCGGTAGATTTCTCGTCTGAGGACGTCACTACTGCAGTACGTCCAAGCCTACGTATTGTCTACAGCTGGGCTGAGTAATTATGACGCCGGCACAGTTACTTGAAGGTGTAAAAAACCGCTTCAAACCGCTGCTAGTGAGAGAGCCTGATACACAACAGGCACTCTTGCGTAAGGCGCTTGCGGCCTATCAAGACCGCGCTGGCGTTATGAAGGTAGTTAAGCTTGGCAAGGAGGACGTAACAGACGTTTCCTTGCCAGGTGACTTCTTAGCGCTTATCCATGTTGCAGATTCTAACGGTGGGCTTGTCTATGCCGATCCGATTGGCAAAACGGTAGAAATTGATCTGATGGGGCGCGAGCGGTTTCCGTTACGGATGTACTATTTTGCGAATCTCCGTGATTCTGACCACGATAGCTACGAGTTACCGGCTGATGCCGTTGGCATGATTGAGGACTATCTTGAAGCGTTGATAGCGGTTCAGAATACCGATCGGCAACGCCGTGTTGAAATTAGCGGTAAGTTTGATGCAAGCAACCTTCCTGATGAATCCACACTCCACCAGCGCGTTATTGACCTAGAGGATAAGATGGCCGCGAACCGGGCAATTATCCCAGGCGCAACATTAGTGCCATAAGGGGGTAGGGTGGGCTTTTTCTCAGGCTTTGTTAGTACCTTTGGCAATACCGTTAAAAACGACGTGCAAAGCACGATCCGCACGGCGGCTCAAGATGCCGTATCGCGCGTGTCCTCGCGTATGTACTCAGACTTTAGCGGCGCTGTCTTCAAAGGCTTAAACACCGAGCTAACCAACGCTAAATCCATCGTAGCGCAAGCCATGCGCATACGCTACGCACAAGGCTGGCAGTGGAATATTGAGATCGAGGGCTTTGCCGGGTTGGATATGTACGTTAAGGACATAACCTATGGCTTTGGCAACATCGAGACAGAAAACACGCTGATTGGTAGCGTTGAGTTCAACAAGCCGACTCATGCAACGGCCGGTACCTTAACCGTTACAGTTCGAGACAACGAAAAGAGGGAAGTGCGCAACTGGTTCTTAGAACGCAAGCGGCGTGTAACCAACTCTGACGGGACCTTGAATCTGCCTAAGCAATACCTGATGAAAGCGCGTATTTACAGTGTTGACCAGGAAGGGAAGCAAACGCTACTCGAAACGGTTGATGTATTCCCTACGCAATTTGGTGAGGTGTCGTTTGCTCGTGACCAGATAACCGAGTTTAGTTATTACCCGTTGACCTTTGTTCGCTATTCGTCTGCAGAGAGCAATCTGTTAGGCATGGCAAGCAACCTGGCGAAAGGTGAGATCACTGGTGCGGTCAATAGTGCGGTAAGTGGCGGTATAGGCAAGCTAAGCAGCATGTTTTAGCCAGTGGCTACTTCCATAAAACGCGTTGGGTTTTGGCTCAGCGCGTTTTTTCCTAGAAAGGATAAGGCAGGGTTGAGTTTCGCTTTTTACGATGATGTGTTTATAAAGCGAGAAATTTGAATAAAATAATATCCGCAAAGTACGATATATCTAGGCCCCACGGAATCCAGCCGGGATTTCATCATCAACAGGACTAACCTCTGTAGGGTCTTTCTTCCGTTTTCTTGGGGCCTTCTTTTGCGAAGGTGTATCTTGTTCAAGCACAGCTTCGTTTCGTTTGTTGAACGTCACAATATCCGACTTAACATCGAATAAAACCATATAGTCAGGAAGATTATTATTTAATGCTAGTGATTTAATTTGCGCACGGAATTTAGACATTGGTATTAAGCTACCAACCCTGAGTTGTAGCTTATCCAATGTGATACTAAATGATTGATTATTACCGCAAAATTTTCTTGCTATCTCGTACACTCTACGATCAACAGCTTTCCTTATCTGGAAGTATTCTTTTCCAATTTTAAGGACTTTTTTATGGCTCACTATTGAGCTATAGAGCCAGTCAGGGAGGGTGATTTCAATCATAGTAGCATCAGATTTATCAGGGTGATTAACAATCCGGTACCGTTCTATCAAGTTAAACCCTTCTTCATCTACCGCGCCGTCAGTACGGACGATATTGGTCTTTATTGAGGTACCCAAAAGCCTTTCCAGTGACTTATCTAAATCCTTATAGGACTTACCGCCAATGCTCCTATTCGTATTTTTTAAGTAATCATAAGCGGTGAATGCAATCACTCTTGAGCACTCAACATCTTCGTTAACAGCCTTTTGTAGCTTGGAAAGTGCATAAATCCATATATCTTTATCGAAAACGGTAGCCATTCCGATCCCGACAGCTGGCCGTACGGTCATAGTGACGTCCTTATTTTCGTACACTCTGACCTTTGTATCTCCACTTTGTAGGGCGAAAAAAGGGTGTTCCATACTCGATAATTCGTCCCTAAATGAATGAATATCAATAGAGTCTGCAATTAGTACGCTTACATCTTTGTCTGTGGTGGCGCTTTTAGAATTCTTTGTCATCTGATTCCCAACCTAATCTCGTCCATTCGTACATCGCGGATATTCATTCGTACATCGCGGATATTCGATCGTACATCGCGGATACTAAATATTTATTGTACTTCGCGGATAGTAGATTGTCTTTTAACCGTATGCAATGAATTTAGTGTACTTCGTGGAAAATTATGTACAAAAAATAGATTCGTACATCGCGGATAAACATTCGTACATCGCGGATGAATCGTTCGTACATCGCGGATAGAATATTCGTACATTGCGGATAAACTATCGTACATCGCGGATAATCCATCGTACATCGCGGATAGGGGGTGTTTTTTTTACTATTTAAATCATGAGGTTAGGAGCCATTTTTTTTACGTAACTGTTTAACTGTTTAACTAGATCTTTATAACTGTTATTTAACTGTTTAACTAAAGATCATATATGGTCAGTTTAAACGATCCACTGGATAAGTATTCGCTGCCAGAAAAATACCAGCCTCAAATAACGAACCCCTTTTAATAGCCTCAAATTGACATAACGAGGCTAATTATGAACCTTCCATCATTTCCCCTACCTTCACAGCCTTTTGCGGAGGTTATCTTTCGCTCGCCTACCGTGCGCGATTCTATGGAATACATCGACATTCAGCCGTTTGATACGGAGAAAGTCACCACTAAATATCTCAATGCCTTGCAAGTCGGTGAGATCAACGATAGCGGCTTATGGACCCAACAAGACCGCCGCACCGCCTTGTGGTGGATTTTCGTTAACTCTCGTGACAGCGCTTATCTGACGTACCAATACGAGTGTGGCCACTGTAAAGACTTCCACTTTGCAGACGTAGATATGAGTGATTTAAGCCAGGGTTATTCAGTCCTAGAAGTGCCACCAGCGATCGAGTGTGAAATCCCCGTAGAAGGCAATCCGGTTAAGTGGCAGCTAGTGCCTCTCGATGGCCGATCAGCTGAAATGCTTGAATACATGAAATACCAGTTACCACAAGCCGGCAGCGAAGGCTATGAAGCCGCACTGACCGAACTACGCATAGCCGAACTGGCACTAATGACCCGAACGAAAGATGACCCGGAAGACTACAAAGCCGCAGCCGATCACCGTATGGACATGATTAAACGCATGGACCTTAACAGCGAGTTTTCGCCGCTGGTGGCGCGTATTCAGCTAATGACGCGTGATTTAAAGCATGGCTTGGATATGGACGTAGAGAAAACCGGTGTATTTCTCAACCTACCACAACAATCCTGCAAGAAAACCAAAAAGGGGGAGCCGCAGCTATTCACAGCACTGCGCGCCCCATTTCGCAATACAGAATTTATCTCACGGATTAGATCGGAATGGATGGATAACCATCATCAATAACTTGGCCCTATACGGCTATCAGCCTGTTAGTGATGTTGAGAGCCTAGCCAGTTGGCGCGCCCTCGATATGAACAAAGCATTGGAAGAAAAATATAAAAATGCCGCCAAGCAGGGCAAGGGGGGAACTTGAAACAAGAAAAGACTCAGCTAGGGATAATTTTAGCGATTGAGGAAGCCAGTACGGAGCAGCTCAAGGCGTTATCCCGTATTGAAAATGCACTCTCAACAAACGGCCCCGTCACCACGCAAACAACCGTAGCGCCTACGCCTAGCGCCTCAATGCAAGGTGTAACGGTTAAAGCTAAGCGTAGGACTCGCGGTGCGCAATCAAGCGTACCAGTGAGTGATAATGCTCAGAATGATGACCTAGCCAAAAAGATTGCTGAGCAAATCGCTAAGGTGAACACACCGTTTGATAAGCATCGGGCACAGCGCAAAGAGCAGGAACGCGATAGCAAGGGACGTTTTATCTCTGCCGAAGCCCTGCGTAATTTGAGTGAATCGAAGCTATACAATACCACGGTTGCCAGTAATGAGCGGGTTAATGCCGCTGAGACGGACAGCGGTGTAGCCCGTCAAAATGCGGTAAGTGCTGGCGTAGCTGACTTGCCTCTGATGAAAAACATTAGAAGCCTTAGTGAGACTATTGCTGAACAGACCTCGGAAGTCGTTCGGATCGATAAGAACGGGCGCAAGCGTGACAGTAACGGCCGTTTTCTCTCGAAGGAAAAAGCCGATGAATTGAAAGCAAAAAACGGCGATAAAACCAAAAGTGCAGACGGTAAATTACAAGACGGTTTCCTAAAGCGATTAGGCTCCGCGCTGACTGAGCATGGCAATAGAAACGTGCAAAATGACGGCGCTGATATTGTTGGTACCGCAGCTGGTGGCGCACTTTGGCAAATGGGGCGCGGTGCGTGGGATATTGCGAGCACCGCGAAAGATAACGCGGTTTCCGTCAATGATTGGCGTAAAAAGCACTTTTCCCGTGGTCCTGAAAGCAAGTCAACTGACACAGCCGGTCATGCTGAGGTAAATAACCATCCAACATCGGGCAATCTGGCATTAAAACCTGCCGTTATTTATCCGCCTGTCACCGCTAAGCCTGTAACGCCCTCAAACGCTCCTGACGCCTCCAAAGAAATATTTGAGGATAACGCCAAGAAAGAGCAAGTTAAGGCCACAGAGAAGCAAACAGCCACGCTCAGCGCCAAAGATGACGCAATTATTAAAAACCAAGAGGAAGAACTAGAACTCTTAAAGAAGATTGCGCACAACGGCTCTGCTAACGATCCCCTGGGGAATGGCCTGTTTAAAAAACTATTCGGTAAATTCGGTCGCCGTGATGGGGCTGGCCGTAGCCGGAGTCAATCGCGCCGGAATAAGAAATCGGGCAGATTAGAGCGGCTAAAGGACAAGTTTAGGCGTAAAAACCCTAGCACTGAGCCGAATGTAGACGAAAAGGCGAAAAAGTCTGGTAAGCCTAGTAAGACCAAACCCACCACAACAGCCAACGATAAATCAAAGCCTGAAACGACTGATAAAGCGAAGACGTCCACGGCCGACATCGACAAAGCCAAGCCAAAAGTGAGCACGGCCAGTAATACAACACCTGAAAAAGCCACTAAACCAACGTTGAAAGACGGGGGGAAAATTACCGTTCAGTCAGAAAAATCGGTAATGGCTGCAGGGGGCGTCAGTTTTGGCGAAGCCGCTAATGATGCCGTAAGTGCCTCTGAAAAAGTTGGCGGTAAAACGTTAGCAAAAGAAGCCTTTAAAACAGGCGGTAAAGTTGCGCTGAAAACCGGACTTAAAACCATTCCGATCATTGGTACCGCAGCTGGTGTCGCATGGGATGCGGCAGACGGTTACAACGACACCGAAGGGCAGAAAAAAGCCTTTGATCTAAAAGACGGCCAAGAGGCTACAAAGCGCGAAAAAACTGAAATGTCAGCCGCGAATGTAGCCGGATTAGGGGGATTGGTACCGCTTGCCTCGCAAGGTGCATCATGGCTGGCTAACAAAGCCGGATTCACGGATAAGACTGACGCACTAGACATTGATACATCTGATCTCGCTAAGGGGATCCATAAAGGCGTGGGTGCGGTGGGTGCTGCGGCAACTGGTGCGTATTCCCTGGCTAAAGGATTGTTTAGTACCAGCAGTGATGACAAGGCCGCGCAAGCCGCACAAATGCAGCAAGTTACTGATATTACCAATGCTGTTAAATCGGGATCTGCCGATACGGTTAACGCTATTGACCGACTCACTAAACAGTTAGAAGGGGGAAAATTCGGTGAAGATGGCGTTGGTTCCGTAGGGACCAAAACAGCCGATTACCAAGCACCGGCAACAAGTACCATTGTTTCTGGCCCTAACGGCTTAAATATTGGCGGTATACACGCGGCGAACCGTAACTTTAGAAACAATAATTTCGGTAACTTGAATTTTGTTGGTCAAGAAGGCGCGGTACTGGAAGACACACCAGGGAAAGGACAAGCGCGCTTTGCCCGTTTTGCGACACCGGAAGACGGCTTTAGGGCACTGGCTAACCAAGTCTCAAGCTATGCAAACGGCACAAGTAAAGCTGCAGGCTACCAACAGCTTAATACCGTTCAGGACATTATCAGTAAGTGGGCTCCACCTAACGAGAACGACACCGGAAAATATATCCAGACCATATCGGCAAGTCTCGGCGTTAAGCCTACCGATAAAATCAACACTGCCGATCCGCAAGTGATGACGAAACTTATCCGGGCTATCTCGACCTATGAGGGCGGAAATCCAACGGTAAGTGATGGGTATATTCAAAACAGTATCGGCTCTGAGGACGCGACTACGCATAAATGGGGTGGCGGTAGCTACAGCAAAGAAAGCCAGGAGTACATGGCTAAGCATGGCATTAGCGCTGCCAAAGGAATGCAGCCGGTAGCTAACGCAACCGCGACCAGTGCCGCTAAAACCGCTGAAACCATCAAGGCCGCAAGCCTTCCTGATGCTGAAAACCCAGCAACCGTTACGGCCACGCCTAGCACCACTGATGAAAGCAGCCTATCCAGTAAGTTGCCACGTATCGCTGAGGTTATGTCCGATATTGGCAACACTAACTGGCTCGATAAGGGGGCTGAGGGTTCCGCGAAAGCCGATCATTACCTCACAGAAAAGCTTGAGAAGGTATCAGGTCAGCATGTTGGTTTTCGCCGTGCAACGTCTGATCTAACGCTTCCGAAAAATTCCGGCCCGGTGCCGGAGTCGATTAAAGCCGCCATGGCATCGCCAGACCAGATAGCGAAGGCGCAAGCACCTGACTTGTCAGTGCGCGACTACGGACAGCCAAGCAGTAACGCTGTTACACCAGTCTCACAAGCCGATGATGGCGTGATCCCTGCAAGTATGGTCAATCGTGCTTTCCCTGTATCACCGGCACAGCAAGGAAAAGGTTTAGGCGGCGCGCTGAGTCAACAGGCTACACCTGAGAAGGGCGGCGAAGGGTTCTTTGGTTCTATCGGGAGTTTCTTTTCTGGCGTAGGCCATTCAGCCATGAAGGCGGTACCACAGGCGTTAAGCACCGTGGGCGATATTGCTATGCCGGCCGCTCAAGGGTTACTCGGAAACATCGTGGGGGATCTAGGTGGACAAGTAACTAATTCCATCGGTTCGCCAATTATTAAATCCCTCGCAAGCCCATTTATTAACAAAGGAGTAAGCGCCGCTAATAGTTTTATTCAATCCCCTCAACAAGCCGTTTCATCGTTCAGTATGCCGCAAGTCTTACCCACCGTGACTGACCTTGCCAAAAGTGGCGCAAGCAATGCCATGCAGCAAATCACCGCGCAGATGCCGCCGGACATAGCCAAAGCTCTGCAACAGCTAGTGGATCTGACTAAGCAATCACTGGACGCTCAGAAAAACAAAGGCGACATGAAACCAGACGTTGTAACGCACGGCGGCCAAAAAGCGCCTAAGCATGACGACAAATTTAGTGACAGTGCGCTCGATGCGCTATTGGAGGACTAATCATTGATTAACGAAATCGACCCGTTCGCGCGCGCTGACGCTAACGGGATTATTCAACTAGAAGGGGGCGCGGCCTGGATGGCGCGCCTAGAGGAATGGCTTCACACACCGATTGGCTCTGTTTTTGGTGCGCCGGCGTGGGGCAGTCCTTTGGATGAATTCAGGCACGAGCCGACAGGCAGCGTAGAGAACCACGTGTTAGAGGTGGCGATCGAGAGCCGCGTAGCCAAAAAGCTTAATGAAGATATGCCGGGCTTTGCCTTACAGGCGATTCGTTGCGAATCACTCAGCATCGACCTACTAAAAATCTCTTTTGTGTCAGCCGGTGGACGGTATGACGCGCAATTATCACTTACTTAGGTTTAACGATGGATATTCAGACACTAACCGACAAGTTTAACAACACGATCAAGGGTAACTCCTGGTGGGCGAAGTTTGCTAATAGCCAATTCATTCAGATGATGGGGATTTTCGCCGGGCAGATTATCTATATTGCGCAAAATTACGCCTCACGTGCACTGACTGAGGGCTTTATCTCTACTGCGACCAAGCGTACAAGTATTTTGGCCGCGGCTGAGGATAGGGGGTACGTGGGCCGCTTCATTATCCCATCCACGGGTACCATTCAAGTTACCAATAAATCCACGAGCACGATTACCGCGCCGGCAGGAATGGAAATGCTGACTAACGACCAGACGGTGATCACGCTACTTGAAACCCGACAAATTAAGCCAGGGGAAACCGCTACCGGGCTGCAGGTGTCGCAAATTGAGAAAGTGAGCGTTGATTATCCGGTAGCCGCGCAAACGCCATTCTTAACCGTGCTACTTGATACGGACCTGACACAAGAGGTAGCAGACCTCTCTGTTTCGGTTATCTCAGACGGCGGCGAAGTAGAGTGGAAGCTTAACCCGTTATTCCGCATGTCGCGCGAAACAAGCGAACATTACGTGATGGTGTACCGTCCTACGGAGCAATTAGGGGTGCGCTTTGGTAATGGGCAAATGGGGAAAATGCCACCAGCCGGCAGCACCGTGCGCATGACGGTGAGCGCGAGTCGCGGTGATTACACGTTAGCGATTAACCAACCGTTAACCCCTGCAGGGGATTACGCGACACTTGCGAGTGTTCTTGATATTAAAAACGACTCCGCTATTCGTTCCGGTGCCGGCCATGAAACCACAGAAGAAACGCGTAACCGTGCGCAATACTACGTACCGTATGACGGGCAAGTAGTGTGGGGCGGCGATTATCGTTATTACATCCAAAACAAGGTGCCTAATCTAGCCTGGTTAAACGTGTGGGGTGAACAGCAACAGGAGCAAGCTACGGGTGTACAGGACGTATCGAACATCAACAAGATTTTCTTTTGCGGTCATCGTCCGGGCTACTCACAGGCAGAAGTGCAAGCGATGATTTATGACGCTATCGGCACGATCCCCAACGAGATGAACAAGCGGTACCAATACGTACCGGTAAACGAAAAGCCGTTTGCTATCAACGTGACGGGCATTGCGAAAAAGAACGTGATCCTGAATGAAGCCATCAACGAAATCAAAGACACCTTAGAGAAAAACTTTGGACATGACTCGTCAAAGTTCGGCGAATTATTTGAGAATGATTCCTCGTCTAACCGGATTTACGCCCAGGTGAAAGTTAAAGACCTTTGGAACGCCATCGAGAAGCTAGGGATTATGATCAGCTATGACATTCAACTGAATGGCTTCACTCAAGCGGTCAACCTTAATGACTTTGTTTACCTCGACTTAACCAAGTCCACTTTCACGCTCAACTACCCATAAGAGGCGCGCCATGATTAAAGATTGGTTTAAAAACAGGCTTGTCCCGGATAAGCAAAATACTGAGCTATGGTCCTCATTCGCTGAGGCCATCCAGACACTTTATGAGGGTGAAATAGAGCCGATTATTAAGCGTATTTCTGATAGGCGCTCGTTCTTCTCAATGGACCCGGAAGACCTTGATACCCGTACCGCCGAGTACGGGCGATTCTTTGTAATGGGGGAGGTGGATCAGTCTCAAAAAGCGATGCTCTTAACGCAGCGTTTAGATGAAATCCATTTTAAGGGGACGACCCGACCGATTGAGCAAACATTCTGGCGTGAATTCGGTAATTTACCCGTGTCTTGGCAACCGCTTTATGCGCCAGTAAACACCGATAAATACCCGTATGGCACGTACCTGATCACTGAGGACGCAATCTCAGTCGCTAAAACGACCTATGGTGAATTCTTCCTGACTTCACGAGGCAATATTCAGGTCGATTTAAACGCGCTGTATGAGTATTACGGCATTGGCGATCGGGACAACATCATCAAGACGTTGCTTGAAAAGTTTGACCTGATAATTGCGCCGCTTATGCCGTTGCACATGGTATTTGATGGGATCTCGTTGCTATTAGCCTTCAAATTGGCCGATAAAGCCGAACGATTCACACTGTTTGAGCAGGTAGTCAGTATTGCAGGGATGAAATGGAGCGCGAAAGCTGACAACCTCACGACCGTTGGTTTAACTGCAGGGACGTATCTCAATGCTTACCGTTCGGATAACAGCATGACTCAGGTAGCATTAAGCATGGATCAATACCCTCTTGATGCCTGGCTACTCGATGCGCCGCCGGTGAATGCTTTGGTCCAACCGTAATACGCCGCAAATCTCTAACTCCATACCCTCGCTAACTTACATTATCGAGGGTATTTTTTTATGTCTGATGTTATTAGCGTCCCGGCCAGTGCGCAGGGTACCGTCTATAAAGCTCAATTACTTGATTACTACTACACTCGCCGAGCAGCTTCCGCTATCGGTCAAGGCTCGCGCTTTCAGATGGTTAAAGCATGGTGGGGAACCTCAAGCCTCGTCACCGCTAACCCGGCTGGTGGCTTCAAAATCGCCGATATTCCTACGAATTTCACCAATAACCAACTTCTGAACAAGTTCGCTGAAAGTCAGCTCGTTTGTACGCTAGTTGGATCCACAATCAACATTTCTACCGTGGTACCGCAAGGCTCTCTGAAAGACGGTCAGGTGAGTAACTTTAATACGTTATGCCTTGTTGATGACCAGAATAATGTTTTTGCCGTCCTATGCGCGCAACAGGACACCATTTTTAAAGGCAAAGACTACTCAATGTTCGTGTCGATTGAGCAGAGGGCATAAGCATGGCGACAGTTGGATTTTCTCAGGACAACTCATTGCCATTGATGGCTGATATTCAATACATGGAGCCTTACGCTTCCAGTGCATTGAACCGTAAATTTAAAAACATTCTTTTAGCCGGATTCTATAGCGGTTATATCCCGTTGCCGGGCAGTGGCCTAAACGTCCTCATTACCTCGGCGCAATCAGCCGGTGGGTTAGGGACAGGCGTTGCCTCAATCGACACTAACGGCTTTCAAATCTCAGTACAGCAAAATGCTGACATTACGGTGCCTCTTGCGGCCGGTAAGTCCTACATTATTGCGCTGCAAGCCGATTACCAGTTTGGTACCGTCACAAATCAGGTCGATGCTAACTCTACCGTTCAAGCTTCGCAGCTTGTGACGCTCGACATTAACGCTAAGTTACAGTCTAACCAGATTGAGTTATGCCGCGTTGTCATTCCGGCAGGAGCTAAGCAAATCACCAAAGCGATGATCAGTACGCTTTACCGCGTTGACCGCTTAATCGGTATTACTCTCAGTGACCGTATCGACCTTGCCGACAGTAATACCGGCGCAAGCTCTCAGGCAGTTAAGACCGCCTATGAAACGGCCGTGAAATACGCTGATGACAATAAAGCCGCAATCGGCGTTAACAGCGATATTACGGACCTTAACGCAATTAAATCCCTGGGTAAAAATGCCCTTGCGATTGGTGGCTATGTTTCGATTAATAACGGAATGGCCGTCACTGCAGAGTCACGCTTTTCTAGCGGTGCTTTCGCCGATCCGTTTTATGGGCGTACCTTTGCCGTTAAGGTCAATGGTGGGATGGCCGTTAACGGTGACTCATTTTTCAATAATGCGCTGACAGTCAAAGGAAGCGTAAGCATCACAAACGGCGCGTCTATAGTTGGCGACCTAACCGTTGACGATGTAACCATTACAGGAACCGTTGTCGGTGCAATGCCTTCACGCGCCCTACCAACGAACTATGCTGATCCGGTATGGCATAAAATTGCCAACATCCCCAACGCTGGCGCAGGTGCTAACTGGTTAACGTTAATGTTAACTTCCGGCAACTATGGCGGCTCTCAGATGGGCCATGACGTGCTTAGTTTCACTGGACGTAATATGCCAGTGAAAGATACGCCATGGACTAATGACGTAGCTCAGAAATACGTTAATCACGTACAACTGATGGTAGCCTCAGCGAACGGCGCGCAAATCGGCGTTGTGGCGAATATTTCTGGCGGTGTGTATCAGTCTTTCGACTTCTACATTAAAGCGCCTCAATGGTTTAATGGCGCAACAGTCAGTATTACGGGCGGTACGGGTTATAACTACTACGGTAACAACCTTACATCGGTTAAGGCTGAGCCAACAGGCATCCAGTACATTACGCCAGTAACCGTACTGACTACGCTCTCGCCGAAATATGACCTTTCGCAAGCGGATATGAACCTTAACTCGTTGAACCTCAACAATCCGTTAAGCGTTCAAAGTGGTGGTACAGGTGCGCGAAATGCAACGGATGCGCGCAATAACCTGGGACTTGGCTCTGCGGCAGTCTGCAACATCGGGACCAGCGGCCGAAACGTTCCTTTGTTGAATTCATCAAACACTTGGGACACGCCTCAGACCTTTAATGACGGCATGAAGGTTAATGATGAAATCACATCAAGCTCGGCTAACGCCTTCCGTCTTGTTTCCAGCGGTAACGGCGCAATTTTACGTAAAGACAACGGTTCCTTTTTCTTCCTAGTTGCAACTGATAACAACGGCTTAGGTTCTTGGAACGCATTACGACCATTGCAGATCAGCATGAGCACAGGCTTGCTACAGAGTTCAAACGGGCAAGTCTTTGGCGGTAACACAACCATCAATGACACGTTAACGCTTAAAAATTCCCTGGCTATGAGTAGCGGCGGTACCGGCGCAAACAACCTCGCCGATGCGCGCTCAAACTTGCAACTCGACCGCCTCAGACAAGGCGACACTGAAACGCAGTTAATGAGTGCGAAAGGTACTAACTATCTCTATGTAAGCGAAACTTCATGGGGATGTTACACCGCCGGAAATGGCTATTTAGCACTTGCTGTAGGGCAAGGTGGTACCGGCGCAACTGACGCTGCGGGCGCGCGTAATAATCTTGGTCTAGGTTCTGCAGCTGTAATGACCTCTACTACAGCAAATTATGATGGGCTATCAGGCAAAACGACAGAGGTTGCGAATACAACACAGCTTGTTCAGCTACGTGAGGCCGCTGCTCTGAAAGGGAAAGAAAACACCTTTACGCAGCTGCAGCACGTCCCTGGTTTGGACATTACGACCGCCCCTGGCGGCTCTAATGGCATATTTGGCGGCTCTGGCGATGGTGCGAGCTACGACAAATATAACCTGCAAATTTCATCCTGGTACGGCATTGGCCTCTATGATACTGCTGGAAAGAAAACAAATATTGTTTTCAACGTCCGTACCGGTGGTATGAACATGACCGGTAATATTAATGCTAATGCGCTAAGTACCGATAACGACATTAATTCCAGTGGTTATGTAATTACCAATAAAGAGTTTATTTCTAAAGGTCAAAATGGGCTACGCATTGCTAATGGTGGTAATGGTGTCCTTTTACGCAAAGACGGCGGTACGTTTTATATCCTATCCGTTGCAGATGATACGAACACTACGACCTGGAATACCTTACGTCCATTCTCTATTGATGTAGCGAGTGGCCGCGTGACCATGGCAAACGGGCAGATCCTTGCTGGTGGGCAGACGTTATCGGGTAACACAACGATCAACGACACACTGACACTGGCTAACGCCTTATCTATCTCCAACGGTGGTACCGGCGCAAAAGATGCAGCCGGCGCGCGTAATAACCTTGGGCTTGGTTCAGCCGCGTTAATGACAACCACAAGTGCAAGCTATGATGGCATGTCAGGACTAGCCACGGAGGCTGCAAGCACCGCTCACCTGGTACAGCTTAGAAACGCTGCTGCACTTAAAGGTCAAGCTAACACGTTCGGACCGACTCAAAGTTTTCAAGGTGGATTAGCATTACCTAGCGCTCCTGGGGGGCAAGCAGCCAGTAACGGGCTATTTAATGGTCCGGCTGACGGCTCAGACTATAGCAAGTACAACGTAGAATTACGTACCTGGTGGGGCTTAGCAATCCGTGATACCTGCAACAACAAAACGAATATCGTTTTTGATGCACGAACAGGCGATATGGACACGGTAGGTACCGTTAATACGAAAAACCTGAATGTCGCCGGTAACTTTTTAACTCTGATTGGCTCTGGCACTTCTAATGCGCAATTAGGCTCAGGCAGTAGCGATATTTATCTCTACAACACCAAAAGCGCTAAACATCTTCAATTGAAAGATGACGGTACACTACAATACGAAAACCAGATGATTTATCACACTGGTAATAAGCCGAGTATGCAGGAGCTTTTAAACTCCGACGAAACTACTGGTAATCTTCAAACTATTTCGACTGGTGATGATCTCAACGACTATAAAACCTGCGGGATGTGGGTGTGTCGCTCGGTCAATACTAATGCAACCAATGCGCCTGTAACCAATGCTCGCTACAACTTAACCGTCATACATACAGGGGTTTCAGAGAACGGCACGACTCAGATTGCTTATGTGAGTAGCGATGCCGCGCGACCGCGCGTATATGTTCGCTGCTACTCAAATAAAACGTGGTCACTATGGGTTGATATGGCGTCTAACGTCTTCCCTAATGGCGCGACTGTTAAGCAGAGTTTAACCGTTGATGGCGGGGACCTGACCGTTAACACCGGCTATTTCCGTGGGATTGATAACTATCACTACCTATATGTGGGTACCCGTTATTCAAACGTGCCTGAATTGGGGACGTGGGGCGGTTATTTCGGGCTAAAAGACACGAATACCGGTACAACAACGACTAAATTTGAGTCGGGTAAAATCACAACGCTTGGAAACATTCTTGCGGCCAGTGATAACTCCATGATCAGCATTGGTAACGATGGTGATTTTGCCCTGGTTAAGAAGTCAGGCACGAAAGCTAAGATAATGGTAGGTAACGGAACACCGTTTATCGTTACGCTTTCCAATGCGGCAACCGTTGATCCGAGTAACACGCAAACTGACCTATTCCGTGTCGATACTGACGGCTCAGGAACGTTTAAAAATAACGTACAAGTTAACGGTAGTCGCATAACGGTAGTGGGCGCTGGTACATCAAACCTCAACATTGGATCCGGTAGTGCTGACGTTTACCTGCAGAACAGTAAAACGAACAAGTTTCTACAGCTGAGCGATGACGGATTTTTACGTTACTCAGGCAGCAAGGTTTACCATGAAGGCAACAAGCCTACGACCGCTGAGCTAGGTTTCTCGATCGACAACAACCGCTATTACAACGCGAACGATGATAAGCGTAAGTGGGTTCGCGTTGCGATTGTCAATCTTCCTCAAGGTGGTCAATGTGCGTATCTGACTATTGTAGGTGGTGCTGGCTATAACGCGGGTTCAAAAGGCCAAGCAGCTAAAACTGAGATTATCTTACGGGCAGGTAACGGCTCGCCGGCCAACTCCATTACTGCAGTGGCTTATGTGCAAGGTTCTACTCCGATTGATCCAGCTGGCGGCTTTGGATGGAAATTCATAAGCGGTGATAATTATGAAATTTGGGCCAATGTCCGTAATTATACTCAAGGCCATATTGTCGAAGGACGCGCAAGCAGTGGGGTCTTAATTGATTACAGTGACGCTGCACAGGCTGACGAACCTGACGGGCTTACTGACGGTACCATTTACTACATTCAGTACGATGAAAAAGTAACAATAGACGAAATGTACCCGGTAGGTGCTCCGATTCCGTGGCCTTCTGATTCGTTACCATCTGATAACTACGCGTTCATGACGGGCCAAACCTTTGATAAGGACAAATACCCTAAACTTACGAAGGCTTACCCTAGCGGCAGTATTCCAGATATGCGCGGTAGGACAATTAAAGGCAAGCCAGCGAGCGGAAGAAGTGTACTTTCTTATGAGGATGATGGGAACAAACGCCATGGGCATGGTGGCGGGATTGCAGGAACCGATTTAGGGACCAAAACTACCTCCGGTGTAGGCGATCATGGGCACCATATGGACTTTTGGACACAAAGCAATGGTGGGCATAGCCACCATATGGATTTCTGGACTGAAGGCGGCGGCGGGCACTCACATAGCATACCCGGAAGTATTGTTACTCAAGATGGTAATACACGTGCAGTTTCGGGTGGTAGCGTTGGTGTGTGGAGTGCGAACAAGCAGACTAGCTCAGTAGGTGACCACGGGCACCACATTAACGCAGATACACAAGGCGGCGGCGATCACGGACACCAAGTAACAGGTGATACGTGGGGGAGCGGTGGACACTCCCATACAGTCGGTATTGGCTCGCACGGGCACGCATTGACAATAAATGTAGATGGTAATGATGAAGTTACCGTTAAAAACTTGGCTTTTAATTATATTGTGAGATTGGCATGATGATTGATTTTTCAAGCAAACCCCGAACCTTTACGGTTTTTCATTTTGATGCGCTAACTAAAGAATATGTTGGCTCGGAAAAGGTTGAAATCCCGCCTCACACGGGATTACCTGCGAATTGCTGTCTCTCAACTCCGCCAAAGGATAAAAAGGACTTCATACAAACTTGGGACGGTAAAAAGTGGGGGTACACTGAGGATTACCGAGGCATTGCTATCTTTCAAAAATCGTCTGGTCAAGAGTTAGTGTTACGGGAACTTGGCCCCATCCCTGATGATTGTGTGACAGAACAGCCCACTAGCCAATTTGTTACCTGGGAGAATGGTAAGTGGGTCGAAGATAAGGGCAAAAAGCTTGAAGCGCTCACCGAATTAGCTGAACAACGTAAAGTGGCTGAGCTCAATCATGCTCATGGATTGATAAAGCCACTCGAATACGCTGACCAGCTAGACATAGCTACGGAGAATGAAAAAGTTAATCTCAAAGCCTTGATGAAACATATTGTTCTAGTCAGTCGTATCAACACGGCAGATCCAGAAAATATAGAATGGCCTGAATTAACGTTGTCTGCGTAAATCACTAACTTCCTACGATGCCTCAGCTTATTAACCATAACTGAGGCATTTTTTATGCAAGTAGAAGACAGTCGTTTTGATGCAAACGGACAAATTCTTGAGTCGCAATGGGTTTTCCTTTACGGCTTTGATTACATGAATGTATTTACAACAGGCTATAACGCCTTTATGACACAAGGCATGGCATTGCCGCCTGGCACCACACTTATTAGCCCACCAGCTATTGAGGCTGGCAACGCTGCAGTATTTGACGAAACAAGCGGTAAGTGGTCAGTCACACCTGATCACCGTGGCGAGTCGGTGTACAACAAGAAAACACAACAACGTACAACCGTTGATTATCTTGGTGACTACCGCTCGGAAGTTACGCCAATTAAACCCGATTCGACCTATGACAATTGGGATTATTCAGCGAACGATTGGCGCAAGGATGATGACTATTCAGCCGCGCAACTCCTTGCACAGCAAAAGTCGCAGGTGTCGGCTGAAAGCGAACGCGCTGATGAAATGATTGCTATCTGTAATGAGCAGCTAGAACTGTCCTATTACAATCCAGGTGAAACAGAGGAATCGATCACCGACAAGCTTAAATTGTGGAAGCTCTATCATCTGCAGTGTCAGTCATTCCTAAACGGTGCCCTTGCGACCGTTCCTAATGCGCCAGACTCACAGGCATATCAGCAGCAAGTCGCCCAGGCGAAGGCACAAGCAGAAGCTCAAGCCGCGGCAGAACTACAAGACGAGTTATCGAAAGAGCAGGCAGAGGAACAAGCAAAAGCTGCCGCTCAGGCTCAGGCAGAAGAACAGGCCCAAGCTGCCGCAAACGCGAAAGCCAAAGCGGAAGCCGCTACAACGGCGAAGGCTCAAGCCGATGCTGACGCAAAAGCGCAAGCGCAAGCCGAAGCTGATGCTCAGGCAAAAGCTGATGCTCAAGCTAAAGCAGACGCGCAAGCCGCTGCAGACGCTCAAGCTGCCGCTGATGCGAACGCTAAAACCGATTCAAGCACCCAAGCTTCTAAATAATCGTAATTTCTCTTATTCAAGCGCCTTTTCTGGCGCTTTTTTTTATTCGCAAATCTCGCACCTCCTAATCTTTCCGCACTGTTATTTATCTATCAGGAGAGGAAGTGACTTTAACAGAGCAGTGGTTACTCCTTGTCGCAGTAGGACTATCAGCGCTTAGCGGTATCGGCGTTTTTCTTCATGGCGCGCGAGAAGGGCGGATTGATCGCTCTTTTTTCAGTTTAGCCACAGAGATAGTTCTCGCACTGACTGCCGGATTAACAGGTTTCTATCTGGCACGTCATTGGGCGCTCGATGAAGGATTGACATTTATCTGCGTACTTGCGGCAAGCAACAACGGGAGGGAAGTGTTAGCTACCCTCAAATCAAAAATTATTGATGGCATCGGAATGTTGCTATCAAACAATAAGGATGGGAGTGCATGAGCAACTACCAAGAGCTAGTTCTATATGGATTAGCAGTTTTATGCCTGGTTGATCGGTTTATTTTAGGCCGTAAAAAGATTGACCTTATTGATATTGGAGAGCCACAAAACACGTTAGGTAACGCGATAGCGTTTCCTATCAAGTTGAAGGCAAAAAAAACCAATATCACAGGCGCGCAAGTTGAGTATTGGTTACGTGATAAACGCGACCCGACCACAGTTATCTCAGGAAAAACACGCACCTTAGAGTTTACTGAGAAGGGTTCAAGCAGTGAAAACTTGCTTATCGACACGCGTTATCTCGATGCGTCCGATTGGGCGCTTACCGTGAGAATTAAGCATGGCAATTCACGTATTAACCCCCTTTACCGAGTGTTCCCGATAACGAAGGTCCTCACTAAGCAATTTACCATTACTCAGCAAGCCGGAGTTTTCCATGCCACAGCAAGCTAATCACGTCTTATTGGATTATGACCAGCTCAACGCGAGAGGACTGCAGCCTTTAGTCAAAGCGATTACCACGGGCGGCTTTGAAGTGGCAAAGGTCATTCCAGCCGGCACGAGCCGTAAAAAAGATGGTGTTGCGACCAAGACTTTTTCTCTGGTGGCGATTGATGAACAAGTGATGCAGATCCAGGTCAACGACACGGGCGACATTTCAGGGGTACGGGTAAACGGCAAAAATGCGCCATTCACTCACGCCACTACCCTTAGCCAAGTCGGACAACAGCTCGCTAAGCTTTTCTCAACCGGCGCGACCGCGTTTGAAAAGGCAATGGCGAAGAAAATTGCGCGCCAAGCGGCCAAAGATGACGGCGACACACCGAAAAAGCCTGGTATTAAGTCAAACGTGCAATTACTCAGTGATGCGAAAGCGCGCCGCGATGCCGTAAAGGACGATATTGATAAGACTCAATCACGCCTGACAAGCTCGCAGCAAAAAGCCAACGACAACGCCTCGCAAATCTCAAAACTTACTCAAGATCTTACAAGCGAAAAAAGCTTAACCAAGCAGTTAAGAGAGCAAATCGCAGATTTAGAGGGGAAAAATAATGGTTAATACTGAACAACGAATTGCCATCCACGGACTAGGCCAATTCGGCTTACAAGCCATCTTTGAAAGTAATAAAAACTATCACGCTGCAGTCGAGGAAGACGATAGCGAAGGGCTGTTACTTGAACCTGTCACACTCGAAGAAGTTGAGCACGTCTACTTAGGTCATTGCGAAGTGATCCCAGGTGATAGCGCTATGTTTGAGGCTATTTCGACTCAGCGGCAGCAACTTGCTACTACAATGCGCGCGTTTACTCGCGTTCTTAATAGTGGCCTTAACGGGACCGGCATTTCTGGCGGTGTCGAAAATGCCCCAGGTGGTGATGATTCGGGAACTGTAGTGGGCGGCGCGCAAATCGGCAAGGTTCGCCGTATTGCCGGGGTACCGGTAATGGCTGCAAAAATCCCTCTTTCTGACGGGCAAAGCACCTCCATTATCTTTCACTCACCTACCAGCAACGGCAAGACTATCGTTAATAGTGATCTGCTAGTGGCGTTCCAATTCCTAATCAATAAACGCGATGTTACACACGTAGTCGCGCCGATTGGGGGTAAAGACGTGTCTCTTGCTCAGGTGGCGCAAGCGCTCTCTAACCTTATCGAAAAAAACTCAGGTAAGTTTAAGAAGCAGCAAGCTATGCAGCAGAAAATGAAGCAGGACACTGACGCGTATCAGAACGAAGCCGACAAGCTTGAGAATGACCGCGCTAACCTACTGCAGCAGTTTAATGACGCGCAAAAGCAAGTCGATGATACGGCAAGTCAGGTAAGCACTCTTTCTGAACAGCTCTCACAGCAAAAGTCGATTAATGCCGACCTGCAAAAGCAACTGGATGCCCTGCAAAATGCGCCGGCACCTGTCCCAAGCCAAAACATTACCGATAACCTACGCACCGTGAAAAATGCGATCAACATGGACGGTCAAGCTAAGTTAAGTGATGGCTCAACTATCCGCATTAAAACCGTTGATGACGGCGAAGCGCATACCTACGCCATTTTGGAAACGCCGGACGGCAATACGTACCAGGTAGAAGCCAAAGACATGCAGGGCAGTAGCGTGAATGACGCGGTAGGGACGATTTTTAAAGCCTACCGGGCAGGAAAAGCGGATAAGTACAAGGTAGATCAAGCCGCCGATGCGGTTTCTGATACACCGGCACCAGCGACCGACCCGGAGCCGGAGCCAGCACCAAAAGCCGATCCAGAACCGGAGCCGGAACCCACCACAACGACTGACCCTGAACCAGAACCAAAAGCGGATCCAGAGCCGGAGCCGAAAGCTGACCCGGAGCCAGAACCGGCGACACAGCCAGAAGGATTCCGCTATGCCCTGGTTAACCGTCCGGCAGGTATTGGCGCGGTGCCTGATGGTCAAATTGCTATCTTGCCGAAAGATGATAATGACCCGTACAGCCAATATGCGCGTAATGGTGTGATTGTTTACCCGGAGAAGCTGACAGACGAGCAAATGAGCCAGTACGAGCTCAAATACCTACCTACGCAAGCCGACTACCAGCAATATGCTGAACAGCTCGCACAGGGGCGCTTAGGCGAGTATGCAGAGCAATATCTGGAACTGGCTAAGGAAGACGTTAATACGTTTACTAAAAATGTCTCATTGCAGTTTAAGAAGGCTTTCCCGAATGTTGCTTACCCGTTAGGCAGTGATGTGAACGTGTTTATGACGGATGTAATTGCCGCGCTGACCGATGTTGCACAACCGGATGACGCTAAGCCGGACGATCAGCCACCAGCTGACACCGGAACAGGCACAGACGATAGCCAGCCGGACCCGATGGACGTTGCACAAGCCAACTTTACTGATATTGCGAACCTCGCAGGGGTAAGCGCTGATTCTGTAGAAAGCTGGTGGACAGCCAACGGAAGCGGTAACGAAGCGTTAAGCGATCTGAAAGATGCGCTAACGGCCGCACCAAGCACGGCCAATATTGAAGCGCTTAAATCCGCGATCGATTTTGGTAATACGTTTAGTGCCGATAACGTCAAGCCTATGCCTGAGCCTGAGCCAACGCCTCAACCAGATAAGACAGGAGATAATGACGTGCCAGAGCTCGACAAGCAGAGTAATGATGCGATTGCAGCGCTTAAAGCCTTGCTTACCTATCAGTCAGACGACATTAAGGCCATTGGCGAGAAGCTGCAGGAAGCGCAAAACGCCGCTCAGGCACTTGTTGAGGCCGGAACCTATGAGGATAACGAAAGCCTGGTAAACGATGTGGCTAATAACCTCATTCAGTTAATGGCTGAGATCCAGAAGAAGGGGGCATAACGATGTTAACGGCGATTCAGCGTTTACAAATGGCGGCTCAGGTCAACACGCTAATGGACCAGCAGAAAGACGCTAAGCCAATGGACCGCCTTTCTATTGCAATTCAGATTAATGACCTGATGACGCAGCTAGGGTATGGTCAATCGGCAACTAATAACGGTGACCAGTCACCACAAAAGGATGATAATCAACCAGCACCATCACCAGCACCAGAAAATACACAGGCGCCGCAAATTGTGACCGATTTTCTGGCCGGTAAGTACACTAGCGCCACCAAAGATGCCTTTATCACAGCATTGCGAGGGGTTAAGGATTACGTAGGGACGTTTTTATCTTTTGAGGATGCGAAAGATAGGAGCCAGCAATGGCTTGAGCAAAGCGGTTATCTGTTAACAATATCCTGATTTTAGAGCCCTCAATAGAGGGCTTTTTTATATTAGGATTCGATTACTTGTTGCTCAATATGACTACTCTTTTAGGGCCAGCAAGATCCGCGTTTTTCGTTTTTGAGACGATTTTATCTAATTTAGCCCCATCTAGTTTAAGGAGGGAGATAAGATTAAACCCATTAGTCATGAGGTGGCCTATCCCACCCGATTTCCCTATAGAGATTGATTATATTGATATATTTCGCATTATATGGATGTTTTATTAAGCGATTGAGTGTAGCGATCGGTATCCCTGTCTGTATAGACAATTCTTCATAACTTATTTTCAAAGATTTTATTCTGGATTTAATCTTGTTACTGAGTTCTTTCTCCAAGCACACGTTGAACACTCCACGAAATATCAAATATGATACTGATTTTAACTTTATAGCTCTAAAGTATAGTCACTTCTCACTAAAAATATCATAAATGATATTTTAACTTCCATTTGCAGCAAGTGAAGAAAAGCATTACTCTGTTTCAAATATTTCAATTTAACAGGTTTTTGAAATGAGAGCTAAAAAGCCGCCGCGTAAGGATGCAGTCGTCCATGTACATAAGATAATGGATGAATTCATGAAATTAGACTCAGATATGTTCAGGAACGGAATTGATTTTGGGCTTAATAGTAAAGGTGAGTATCTTAGCTACTACGATATAACCAAAAAATATCCCAAGAATGCGAACAACGTCTGGGAAGTGCTAAGACTAACACGTAGCTTTGATAAAACGCATTTACCGTTTAAAGATGCGAATGGAGATCGTGCTGTTTTTAACCTCACTCAGCTGATGAATAGCATTATCTCGCAAGTAGATAGAATGACAACAAGTGCCGCTATAAGCGAATCGTTAGCTGGTGTGATTGGTCACAGTCTTTTACTTACCGGATTTGATAGTCTGGAATCTATATCGTCTAGTCAGCTAGAGGGAGCAGCCACAACAACCAAAGTAGCTTTGGATATGCTTGAGGTGGGTAGGGAGCCAACCAATGAAAGCGAGGTGATGATTGCGCGCAACCATAATCTTATGCAAAAAATCCCTCAAGAAATTGATAACGATTTATCTTTCGAGCTAATTTTGGAGCTACATTATAGCGCTACCTATGGTATCGACGATAAAAAATACCACCCAGGTAAGTTACGGCAAACCAATGATGTTGTAGTTGTGGATGCTCAGGATCAAGTAGTTCATCAACCAATAGAATACGATAAAGTTTACGATTATTTGAATCAGCTATGTTCTTGGGTAAATACGCCACACCATAAACAGTCAGGAGTTGACTATATTCATCCAGTAATTAAAGCTTGTGTTTTGCACTTTATGATTGGGTGGATTCATCCTTTCAATGATGGAAATGGTAGAACAGCCAGAGGATTATTTTACTGGTACATGATGAAGATGGGATTTAGTGGCTTTAAGTACCTTTCGATTAGTAAGTACATGAAGCGTTCAGCTACGTCATACGGTACAGCATATCTAAATAGCGAATACGACCACTTTAACTTAACTTATTTTATTGAATACCATTTAATTCAAATAAGACATGCCATAGAGGGATTCAATGATGCTATCAATAAACAAAGAGAAATTATCGCGTATCTAAACGGAGCATACTCTAAAAGCGAAGACCACCAATCGCTTAACCACAGACAGAGAAAAATATTCATGTTTGGGCTCCTTAGAGGGGGTGAAACGTTCTCTATACCTTCGATCCAAGCTAGATTTAATGTGGCCTATAATACCGCTAAAACAGACTTGGAAATATTAACCAAGCTCCGCATGTTTAAGGTTAAGACCGAAGGAGGTAAGAAATTGTATATCACCCCAAAATCTATCGATCAGTTGGAGAAGTGGACACAGGATAGCCCCACTCGAATAATGCCAAAAGCAACTGATTGGTAAATACCGAAGTCCATAACCTCAAGCCTCAATTCAACATTGGGGCTTTTTTGTGACTCAAACTGACCAACTAAACGGAGCCGCGAGTATTGATGAATTAATCGTACTCTTAAACTCCACCGAGAAAACGCAAACCGATACAGGGCGATCCTCACATGTCGTGACAACCAAAGGAGGGCAGGTTAAAACCGCTTTTAAGGTTGTCGATGCCAGTAGCCTAATCATTTCCAACAACCAGGATGGGACCATTAATCCGGCGTTCCCGGCTGAACTGCAGCCACGCGACCGCACACGTCTAGCCAGTAAACTACAGGTGCAAAAAATTGCCGCGTCACTGCGACCGGAACAACTTACCGATTCTGGACTGAGCAGCCAGGGCTCACCCATTATCGGCCCTGATAACGTAGTTGAATCCGGTAATGGCCGCTCAATGGGGATCGTGCGCGCCTATCAACAAGGGCAAGCAGATGATTACCGCCAGTTTCTCATTGACCATGCCGCAGACTATGGCTTGTCAGCCGATGAAATCAGTAAATTTAAGCAGCCGGTACTTGTGCGAGAGCGTCAAACAGACGTAGACCGCGCGCAATTCGCCCGTGACTCGAACCTTTCCGATCTACAGGAAATGTCGGCCAGTGAAAAGGCGTTTTCTGATTCGCAATTCCTATCCGATAACACCATGGCGCTCTTTGCACCGAGCGATGATGGTAACTTACTGGCTAAGTCTAATATGTCGTTTATCCATGCTTTCTTGCGCGAGATCGGCGATAACGCCTCAGCAGGATTGCTTACAGAAGACGGACGGCCAACCAAGCAGCTGATTGACCGCTTACAGAACGCCATCTTTGCCAAAGCCTATAAAGACGACCGGCTAGTGAAACTGGTGTCCGAAGAACCCGATCCTGATATGCGCAATATCCTGACCGCGCTCAACGTGGCGGCGAGTGACTTTGCACAAATGAGCCGTGTTTCGGGCGATAACCATAAATCGACCGTGAGCGGCTTAGTTGATGGTATCGAGAATGTAGACGACCTAGACCAGCAAGCCATTGCAGCACTGCAGGAGGCGATTAATCTTGTCCGGGAAGCAAAAGATAACGGCCAGGCTATCGAAGAAGTGATCGCTCAGCGTGGGCTGTTTGAAGAATCAACGAAGGAGGCAGAATCCCTTGCATTATTCATTGTGTCTAACAACCGAAGTGCTAAACGCATGGGCGCGGCTTTTAAGCTTTTGGCGAGTAAAATTAATGAGGAAATTACCCACCAGCAGCAAGCTATTGGGGATATGTTCGGCCAAGTACCAGTAGACCTAAAATCCATTCTCAGCGCCGTATCAGCGCAGATTGAGGATGAATTCGGCGAAGGGAAAGGGCTTAACTTTGCGATGTTTGAGGCCGCTGGTGGCCGTAAAACCCTCAAAGATGTGCTAGGCGGTTGTACTAATTGTGACGATATAGAACACGTCATAGATATGCTAGAACCTGAGCTATCAGATTATAGCCGGTACGCGGCCGCTGTTAATCTTCTATCATCGACCACGCCAGATAATCAGGCCGCTTTAGCGACCTATCAGAAAATCGCCGCCTCAGTATTACCGCCGTCAGTACGCGGAATTAACCAAAGCAATATGTGGATAGTGGCTAACTACTTTTTAGGGGTATTTCCTACGCTCAAAGAGTACAAGGCGCTATTTTTGGACGGTTCGCCCTATCAGTACCTATCACTAATAAATCACTTAATTGGCGAGCAGTACGCGGTAACTGATGAAAATATTGCGATGGCTCGGCAAGTCAGCACCATGATTTATAGCTTTGTGAAAAGTAATGGCTTACTGCCTAACATCGTCCAAGCCGTACTTAAAACGCAATCAATCCAATGGGCGGATGTTAAGCCAATACTCGACCTTGCACAGAAAGTTAGCGTAGAAAGCCAGATCACCCCACAGGAAGCAGCAGAAAGAAAAGATGCTACGATTGCTACCGGCGATAAGGTGATCAGCGGTGCTAAACCAATGGAGGACCGCCAGGAGACTCTGAAAAATAATATCTTGGCGAATAATGATGAAGCGGTATCCCTAATCGAAAAATACGGCGGCATAGACGCGATTTATAAGGCTTGCGGCTACAGCGCTAACATTGAAAACATACTCGCGGTCGCAATAGGCTCATTCGCTGGTTCTTACGAGATGAATAAAGCGCTTTTGACCATTCCAACACTGGACGATGGGAAATTCGAGCAATTTGATACGTTCGTGAAAAACTATCCCGATCTCTATCAGAGCCTAACCGAATTACGCTTAAAGGCGTTATCGGGTAAAGGTGCTGAGGCGCAAGGTCCAGACGCCACAGCCGAGCCAGGAACAATCCCTAAAGTGCTTTCTGATATGATGGAGAGCTCAAGCATTAGCAAAGAGCAGGGTGATAAGTTCGCGCAATCTATCAACATACCGAAAACAGATCAGGCGTATTTTGACAAGGTTTATGGAAAGGGGACGGTTCAAGAGAACCTCAGCATGATTTATCGCCTTGTGGGAGGCAAGCTGACCACACTGAAAAGTATCAGGCTCGATAAGCGTAAAAGAGGGCGCTCCTATGCCTCAGTGTCAGAATCGCTCGTTGTTATGCGTAAAGGCGCAGGTATGGATGTGTTATGGCATGAAATAGGGCACCATATTGAGTTTTCAAACCCGGTCCTGCTACAAATGGTCAAAGAACACCTGCGTAGCCGTAAAATAAACGACAGGATGATTGTTAGCGGTACCGGCAGTGATGCGGAATATTATTTTAACTGCGATTTCTCACATCAATATGCTGGCCGGTCATACAACGATGTGGGGAATATCAACGATATTGACTCGCTACCTTGTACAGAAGTGATCAGTATGGGGATTCAAGCGCTGGTAAACCCTGATTATGGTAGGCCAAGCCTTGAAAAAGGCGATAATATTGTACAATTGATTGTAGGCTACATGCAGGAGGCCCAGCGTGGATAAGGTAACTGAAAGTAAGGTGCCGGTGACGATTAACGGCGTTAGCGGAGAGATTGTGTTTAATGGCCCTGACCTTAACGATCTGGACGAAGATTGCATCGTATCGACCACTGGCGACTTAACGCCGGTGATGCTGGGAAAATATTTCTTTGATAATGCGCGCCCATTCCCTTATGACGATCCAACGATGTATGAAGGATTGCCGCCTTATTCGGTGCTGAACCTGTTAGCGATTTTTGGATTGGAATTCGTATGGCCACCAGAAATTGTTATCCCGGAAAGGTCAGAATTTGATGAACTAATGCCGGAAATTAACTAACAAAAAAGGGCCTTAACGGCCCTCTTTTCTGTCTTATTCCTTAAAAATCTTTTAGCCTTTTTCCCCAAAGAACTAATTATTTTTAACGCCATCATAATCAAGAATGCTTTTTCGATATTTACGATGTATATAGTAAATGTAAAATGGGATCAATAAAATATCTAAAAGGACAGATGCATAAGCATATGTGTTGGTAAAGTGAGCAGCATCTTGAACAATCCAAATTGCAGGTATAGCTATAGAAAATATTACCCAAACCCTTGTAATGGTTGGACCAAAAGATATTCTTTCAAAGAAACCTGTGGTATCTAATATGTAGACTGTAAGCGTAAGTAATAAAAATATTAAGTCTCTGTAATTTATTAAAAATTCCACAAATGTACTGTGAGTCGGACTAATAAGGTAAGTGCCAGCCAGGGCATCAATCTCTTCAAGTTCTATTAAGAGATAAAACCCAAAACCAACAAGGGTTAATATAAAACCTAAGCACAGGAAAGCACAGCCAAACGGATGTTTTTTAATATTATATATAGTTGTGGAACAGTTATCTGACAGACGCATTTAAATATCCATTATCGTTTTGTAATTAACAAGTATCTTAAACAAATCTCTAACTCAATAACATCCCTACTCCTTAAATATTGGAGTAGTACACAATGGAGCTTACCCAAGCACAGCAAAATAACCGAAAAGCTTTCGGCGATACATTGGCCTTCTCTGAGGGCACTAGCACTTCACCGGCAACACGCAACAAAGGCTATGATGTGATCGTGACGGGCACCGATGGAAAGCCTGAAATCTTCACGGACTATAGCGACCATCCTTTCGCAAATCGACCAGGTAAAGTATTCAGCAAGAATGGACAACGTTCGACTGCAGCAGGGCGTTATCAGCAACTTTACCGATTCTGGCCGGCTTACAAGCAGCAATTAAAACTCACTGATTTTAGTCCTAAGTCACAAGAGCTATTGCTCGATCAGTTGCTCAAAGAGCAAGGCGCTTACCTAGACGTGCTAAACGGCAATATCAATGCTGTATTCGCTAAGTGTTGCGATATTTGGGCTTCATTGCCTGGTTCGCCCTACGGCCAGCACACGCACGAGCCGCAAACCCTACTGGATGTATTCGTAAAAGCTGGTGGCGTTATCGCTTAACGCGCCCACAATACCCTATTAGATTAATATCGGTAGGGTATTGTCTTAGCAGGAACGAAAGCCTTTAGGGGTTGTGTAGTTCACGTCTGAGTAATCGCTTTTAAATGCGCTGTCATTCTTCACGGGCTTACTGGACTGCTTAAACCAATTCATACGAGCACTGAGTTTTGTTGCTTCACGTTGAATCTTGGCGTTGTGCTCACGTTTTCTATGTAGCTTTTCTTGGTTACGCTCACGCACTCGTTTTGCAACGCCTTTTGCAAGACACTCTCTTAGAAATTTATTACACATTGGCGCTTTCGCTGGTGGCGAATCTTGCTCGGTAGTTTCATTGGGCTGATTATCCATTGTCGCGGTAGTGTCAGCTGCGCCTTTTACGGTTTCTCTTACTTCTAAAGATTTATATTTATTATTAGCTACGCCATTTTGGCGTGGGGGGGTGTGACAATTTGGCGTAGGGGGAGTGGGTTTAAATTTTATGCTAATCAGTAACTTAGCTATGATTGCCTTAACTGCCTTTACATGGTTCCCGATCGACAATCTTTTAGGCTTAATGGCGTTTCTCAATTGTCGTGCGAAGGAAAGGAAGTTAGCAGTAAGCTTGTAGACGTTAGCCAGGCGCGCGCCGTTATCTTTGTTATAGACCGGAAGCACTTCAACCATGTTGTGTTTCTCAGCTAAAGTGCAATGGCGTGAAGCTGTACGAAGGCTAACGTTCGCTATCTCGGCAAGCTGACTTTGTGAGCGGTTGATGATGTATTCATTCGTTGATCCGGCGATGTTGGACGAATCAGAAAAGATACTGGCGAAAGGAAAGTAAAAGCTTAGTGCTTTAAACGCGTTTTGGATGTCAAAACCCGTTAGACGGGCGGTGTTATTATTGAATTCAGCGTTCATGTTGGTATAATAGCGCTCGCTTGTTGGTTACAAGTAAAAGTAAAAAACGGTCCTTGGACCAAGCTCGTTGTTTTATCTCGATGGAGCAATGAGTAGAAAGTTTAGTTTTGCTACGAATTGAACTTTCGACTAAAGCCACTCTCAGAAGGTGGCTTTTTTTACGCCTGAAACAAAGCGGAGCGGATAGTAAACCCTCTAAAAAAAGCGATCAATACTGATCAAGTGATCAGGTTGCAAAGTGAAAGCGCAAAAAAGGCGACCGAAGCCGCCTTTTACCTACCATCTAGCGATTATTGCTGTCTTAATACGAAAGGATAGCTAATTGCATCTTTTTTACCGACTGCCGATGTTTTAGGCTGATCGGGTAACTTTCGTTCGCCAATAGGCAAGTCGCGTGTTGCTTTCTGTGACGCTGATTCTAATAGCGCCGCAACAATTCTTACATCATCCTCAGTTTTCATATTTACCAACGCCTCGCGCTGCGCTTTTGATAAGAAAATAGGCATATTTGATACGGCTTCAAGCATAATCTGCTTGCGCTTCTCGTTGTTGCGCTCCAATTCCGCGAGCTGACCGCGCATTACAGATTGCTCGTGACGAGCTCGGCGACTGCGCGTTTCTTCCATTGCCAATGCGGATTCCAGCATCGCATTACGTTCATATTGCGTAATTGGGTCAACTGCATGTAGCTTGTCGAAGTGCTCAGCAATATCAATCGCCGCCGACTCGCTAAAGCCGCTCGTTTGTAGGTGCGTAATGATCGAGCTTTGGCGCGATTCTGCCGATTCAAACATCATTCCTTTTTTATCTAGGCTGATATAGTTGGGAGTTGTTACGTAGTCCATGCCATGATAGCTATTCACGAACGAGCGAAACGGCTGATCATCGCCACCGGTCGCCCATGACCAGCCACCAGCTTTCGACTTTTCCATGCCATCGACAATTTGCCCTGGTACGGTGTCCATAATTTCCTGCGAGTGCGTCACAATTCCTGAATCATCGAGCGAAATTTCTAACGTCCGGTTACTAGGGACGTTATCAAGTAAAACGGGCTTACCATCAACGAAAACCACAGAAGTTTCAGGTAAGTCCAATTCACCCGTTTTTTCGTAGTTCATTGCACGTCTACCGTGCCCGTAATAGCCGTACATTTCCCCTAGTGCGATACGCTCTTTAACCATTGGATCGCTAAGAGTAGTTGCAATGCTCTCAAGCAAATATTTGCGGTTATTTTGTGGGGTATATTTCCTGATTTTATCGATCAGGGAAAAGCGGTCAGTTACCGTTCTCATTAGTTATTTTCCTGTGGATTTAAGATGAAGTGAGCAAAGGAAACCAATTGTTCATTTGACCAATTAGCCGGGTCGTCACCTAACTGCGGTGCGCTTTCGTTCATCATGCTGCCGCCGCTTTGCTCGTCAGGGGCTTTGATGGACCGAAATTCTTTAATCATTTGCGCGACTTGTTCCGGCGTCATTTTCAGCTGGTCAATGAATAGGTAACTCATAAACGTATCGCTGCCGGACATTTTCGGGCTGTTATTGATGGCATCCATAACCTGAACCAGCAGTGTGACGAAGTTCGCGCGCGCGTCTAGCTCGCGGTTTTCTTCCTCTTGGATAGCGGTGTTCATTGAATGGAATGTGACGGTGAAAGGGCGGTCCTCGCCGATGTAGGTTTTGCCGTACTTGTACGCCAAGTGAATATCTATCAGGCGCTCGATGGCCTGTTTTGCTGCCGCACGGATCCAGTTTGCACGTAATGCGGCTTGGATAGCGGTTTGCGCCCAACCGCCTTCACCGAGGCCACCGGACATTTGATCAGCCCATCCCAACATTGTTGAGTCAACGCCCAGGGAAGCTGCCAGCTGGCGAAGATGAAACATAACGTCTTCAATGCCGTTAATGTCTGCAGGGATTGATTGCGTATCGACCGTAATCCCGTTTTTACCGTTCCCCATAACAGGTATGAGGTGGTTCATAACGGTAGGCATAGCAAGGTTGCTGGTGGCGCGCCGCTCTAACATATCGTTGTTACGTTTGAGAGATTGCGCGACCGTTCGCGTGTAATTTGCCGCGTTGGCCACATCTAGCGAATCGGTAGAAAGTGCGATCAGTCGGTCAACTTTGGCACTGTTAAAACGCACGGCTTTTAAGGCTTTCAATGCGCCGGTCAGGTTTAAGAATGGCTCGTAACTGGACTCTAAGAACGAGGTACCATAGTTTTGCGTTTCCATTACTTCCTTGTCGGCTTCATCGGCTAACAGGCTATAAGGTCGCGCGGTACTGGTTACGGGCATTGTGCCGCCGTCTGGCTTCCAAAATGGCGTTTTCATCGGGACCAATAGCCACGGCTCAGACAATACTCGCTCGCTCGAATCCTGCTTAGTGATGTAATCACCGGCGAAGCCTACCAGCTGATTGCCCTGGTAATACTCGCGCACGAAATAAGGCAGTGTGTAGTAACTCGACTCAATCCCCGTGATGCCCTTGCCTTGCTGAGCATAAGGACGGCAATAACTCGTTCCGAATACGGACATAATCATCGCCATCGAGGGCAACAGGGTATTAATCATATCGCCCAGGTCAGCCGTTAGTTCAGCGCACCGATCGGCGGCGTCTTTATCGTTTAAATCTTTGGGGGTGATAGCGAAAGAATGTCCGGTTTTCTTGTCTGGCGCGAGGGCATACGTGATGTGAATACTCAGCGCGGCATTAACGGTCGGACTTTTTGCCATTTCCTCAAAAATTGAGTATTGGCCGTGCCGGTCCCCTGGCAATTGGGCTGTGCTGGTAATGCTATCCCCACTTCCTGACATTGCCCCTTCACCATCAATCTGACCTGGCGCACCTGTCACTGCAGAGCGTGAAACTACAGACGAGCCAGAAGATAAATAGAGTGGCGTGGAATCGGGTCGATTCCCACCAAAGAGCTGCCGGAGGGATTTAACTACGCTGTTCATCGGCTTAGGTATCTTTGCCATCGTAAATCACTAACTCCATAAATTTATTAATCGCATTAATCCTATGCAGTTCGTTATTTGGGGTACCCATGTCGATTAAAGATATTTTGAGCGGTGTAGCGTCTATGGACGACTTAATCGCTCTTATGGAGAAGGCTTATAAGCACCGAGATCCGGTCGCTTATGGCGTCATTAAAGTGGAGGGCGTCAGCCTTCAAAAAACGCGGCGCACGGCCAACGATGCCGCGATTGAATTACTCAATGAATTACCGATTGGTACAGACGGCAATACGCTGAGTGATGAACAACGTGCAATTCTGGCTAAGTACACTGGTGAGGGTGGGCTGCAAGGCGAGGGCGGTAGTCAATATGAATACTACACGCCGCAGTTTATGGCCGAAGGTATTTGGGACTTAATGAAAGAGTACGGCGCAAGTGTAGGTCATGTACTTGAACCGTCAGCCGGCACGGGGATTTTCCAGGAAACTAAGCCGACTACCTCTATCATGTCGAGTGCTGAAATCTCGCCTATTTCTGGACGTATTAACAAGCTATTGCACCCCGAAGATGAAGTGAATTTAGGGGCCTTTGAGAAGTTAGCGAGCGCGGTACCGGATGGGACATACGATCATGCAGTGGGTAACGTTCCGTTTGGTGAAGGGCGGTCCGGTTTTGCTCAACTTGATCCGGCTTATGCGCAAGAGAAGAACATCGGTAATTACTTTGTACTGCGTACCATCGACAAGGTTAAGCCAGGCGGTTTAGTTGTGCTGGTGGTGCCTAACGGTATGACTGACAGTACCAAGAGCAAAAAACTACGCGACCAGGTATCACGCAAGGCTGAGTTTTTAGGCGCGCACCGTATGCCGTCTGGCACCTTTGCTGAGTCTGGCACCTCAACGGTTGTCGATGTGTGGGTCCTGCGCAAGCATACCGAAGCGCTCAAGACGATTATTGATGACAGTACCGACAAGGTATTGAAGCAAGCCAGCGTCTTATGGCCGGAATTCTTAACGGGTAAATGGTTCCTGCAGGACGGTAAAAAATTCGTGCACGGGGAAATGGAGCGCACCGACTATCAAAACATGCTGGTGGTCAAAAAGGATGCGCAAATCACCGATGCTGCCATGAAAACTGCGTTATCACGCCGCTTTGAATCCCGTATTGATTATGACGCGTTAGGTACTCCCACTAGCACCTTCCAAGGCGCGAAAGAAGGGGATAAACGGCTTGTTTCCGGTATTTGGCATGAATTTAACGGTCAGGTGTGGGTTAAACAGACGCAAAGCGATACAACCGTTGTGGATGCAACGCAATTTGGTGCTCAGAATTACGCTGAGTTAAGCGGCCGGACTTCCTCAACTGAGGGGCTATTGAGCTTTAACGCCGAGCAGCTGCAGAACATCGCGCGAAGCTACCCGAATCTATTAACCGAGCAAGTTCATGCCGTTGTTCAATTCGCTAACTCACAGCCGCCGGCTACCCGTGAAAGAATTTTACGGGGTGGCATGATTGGCCTTGAAATCATTAAGGGAACCGACAGCGCGGCACTAGGACAAGACTCAGCCGAAATCTTTGCCGATGCCGCGAAGCTTGTTAGTGCTGAGTTTGATCAGTATGGCCGGTGCGACACGATTAAGGCTAAAAACCTTTCCGATCCGCGCTCCCGTGCCTGGTTAGCGTTTAAGGGGAATGTTTCACCCACTGGCGAAGTCTCAGAACTCTTGTCAGGTACGCTAGATACCGAGGCGGCAGTGGGGGTTAACTTAGCGGACCCCGAGCAAGTTATCGCGCACCTCTTTAGCCAGGTAAGTTTAACGCCGGTCACGCTTGATGACTTTCGGGCAAACTTCACGGGCGAGCTGCCGGCAGATGATGACGCTGCACTGACCTACCTCGCGCAATTTAAAGAAATCGCCCTCGATGGCAACGGCAACTTACTGCCGATGACGCGCGCCACCTCCGGCGATGTACGCGGTCGTGCTAAAGACCTCTTAGCGCTGGCCGGCTCCGTGCCAGAAGGCCACCAGCAAGATAACTACCTACGCCAGATTGATGAAATCAACGCGAAACGTGGTCGTATCGAGCTGAAAAAAATCAAAATTAACCTCAATGCGCGCTGGCTTGACCGCCGACTTATCCAGGAGTTTTTAGCGGATCAGGGTTATGACCAGTTCAAGTACACCACGCCTGATCTCGATATTCAAAACGGCGAGCTTTTATCGCCAGATGGATATGTCGGAAAAGATGGCGTGTTCACCGGCTACCAGATGCGTACCGTGGTTTCACCGAAAACAGGTGAAAAAGAGTTTAAAAAGGCCACTAATGCTGACGGTTTCCTGAACCAGTTAGAAAACTACCTCAACGGCGTAAAGCCGCGCGGCTCTAATGCAGGTAAATACCTGACCAAAATCGCTGCCATGGAGGAAAGCTTTAACGAGTGGATCGCCTCTCACGCCAGCGCCGAACAGGTTGAGGATGACTACAACGATGCGTTTAACGGTTATGTGGCGTTCGCGCACTCAGATGCGAGCCTGAACCTAACCGGGATTAGTGGCAAACGCATACCAATGAGTCACCAAAACGAGGAAGTGCGCCGCTTATCAGAAGATGGCCGGGGCATAATGGGCTTTGGTACCGGGCTTGGGAAAACAACAACCGGCTTAGCACTTGAAGCGTATAACTTTGAGAATGGCCGGACGAAACGCACCGCGACCGTAGTACCGAAAGCCGTCTATCAAAACTGGTACCACGAAGCGCGCGAATTCTATTCGGATGAAGCTTTCTCCACGATGCTGTTTGTTGGCCTCGATGTGGTGACGGGGGATGACGGTAAACCATTAACCGCGCCGGTGCGTAACGAGAAAAACGAAATCGTCACGGATAAAGACGGTAATCCCGTTGTGCGTGATGTGGTTAAGGAGTCCTCAGCCGCCGATATTCTGCTACGCCTGAACCAGATCCCTACGTCTAACTGGCGAAACGTGATCCTGACTAAAGAGCAATTCGCCTCAATTCCACTGCGCCAAGAGACTATTGAAGCGAACCAACAACAAGCCGTATTCGATGCGATTGAATCTGGCCGCGTTGATATTGGTAAATCCTCGCACCGTGAAGCGAGCAAGATTAACCGCCTCAAGGACAAAGCCGCCGACACCGGCAGCGCGAAAAAGCAGAACGTACCGTATTTTGAGGACATGAATTTTGACAGTGTGATCGCCGATGAAGGCCACAACTACCGAAACTCATTCTCTGCAGGGCGTGAAGCCGGACAACTAGCCTATCTGCCGACCTCTGCAGTCTCGCAAATCTCGCGTGACATGGCGGTGAAGTCGTCTTATCTGATGAATAAGAACAATGGCCGTGGCGTAGTCATGCTGACCGCAACACCGCTCGTTAACTCCCCGATTGATGCGTTTAACATGCTTTCGCACGTTATTCCTGCAGGTGAGTGGCAAGCGATGGGCGTTTATACGCCGGATGACTTTGTTAGGGTATTCGGTGAAACAGCGACCGTGGATGTTCAGGCCATTTCAGGCGCTATCGAACAGAAACAGGGGCTAGTGGGCTTTAAAAACCTTGATGGCTTGCGTGGTATCTTCCACCGTTGGGCGTCAATCAAGACCGCTGCAGACGTTAAGGCTACCGTCAAAATACCGGATATTATCGAGAAATCCGTAGCGGTACCGATGACAGACGAGCAATCAGAAGCCTATGAAGTGCTACGTCAACGGGCGACCTTGCTCAGTAGCGGCACGTCCCTGGTTAAAATGGATGATGGCGATACAGGCGTATCAAACTCTAAGCCTGACGATGCTATTTTCTCAATTATCCGCGACATGGATAAGGTTTCACTGGATCCTGATTTATACAAAAACCAGATGCGTTTTCAGTTCAAGCCCGAAGACGCGGAAAAAGTTAAGGCAATTGTCGCTAAGTTACCGCTCTCAGCCGGTGGCAGTGATGACGAAGACGAAGACGACAACGGCAGTGATAACCCTCTCAAACAGTCGAAAGAAATCACGACAACGCTTACCGATAACGGGACTTACTTAGAGCTGACAGTCAGTGTCGAGCTCGAAAAAGAGGTGCTCAAGGCCATTGCTGATGCAGGTATTGATCTCAATCAAGTTTCCCATCCGGTACCGCCTAAATACGCGGCCCTTATCGAAAACCTCAAGACCGGACTAGAAGACGGTAAGCAAATCATCTTCATTGATGAAAAGACGCAGCACGGCAAATTACAGCGCATTATCTCTCAAGCCCTGGGAATGGATGCAAGCCAGATAGGGATTATCAATGCCACAACCGTTGCAAGCGCTGGTGGACCAAAAATCAAAGCCGTTAAGCAGCCGGTGGAGCCGAAAGAGGGTAAAAACGGCTACAAAGATGGCGCGTGGGAGAAGTATTACGCGGATAAGGCTCGTTATGAGGACTACATCGCTGCCAAAAGCGATGTAAGCTTGTCTGGCATGGAAGGTATCGCCGCTGACTACAACGAAGGCCGTACCCCTATCGTTATCTGTAACAAGAAAGCGGAAGTCGGGATCAACCTTCACAAAGGGACCACGGACATTCACCATTTAACGTTCCCGTGGACACCGGCGAGTATTAACCAACGTAACGGACGTGGCGCGCGCGTGGGATCGAGTAATGAATCTGTCCGGGCGCATTACTATTGCGGCAAAGGAACCTTTGATGACTTCCGCTTAGAGACACTGCAGCGTAAAAAAGATTGGCTGACCACGGTAATGACGTCTGACGAGTCTGAAATGGCGAACGGTGACGCCGCAAGCCATGAAGAACGTGCCGTTATGCTTGCTGCAAACCCCGAAGAACGCCGCGCAATGCTTGCCAAGCAAAAGGCTGAGCGTGAGGCGGAGCAAAAGCGCGTAGCGACTCAGAACGCGACTAATGCCCTCAATACCTACCTAAAAGCCAGTAATGCTGCCTCAAGACCGATTGAGCAGCTACAGAGTGAAGTTGATACAGCCACCAAAGCGGTAGCTGATTTAGGGGTGGATCTCGAAAAAGCGCGTGAAAACCAGACGTACTACGAGGAAGCCATGAAGGATAGCCGCACCTCGCTATCGAGCTACTACCAAGGTGAGCGCCGCAATGCGCGCCGGAAGTTCAAAGAAGTCAGCGCAAGCTTGCTAGACGCACAAGACACACTCAAGAAGGCAAACAATGCCCTTAAACGTGCGAAAAGTGCTGGTAGTGCTATCAAGCGGTCGCTCGCAGACGTGCAACGATCTGTTAAAGATGGCGTATTAGATATTGACCAGGACGTGATTAATAATCCAGCCTCTTATACTCAGTTACCGGATGGACGCCTGGTTAAAGTCGGCAACTACTTTAAAACATCGGCCAATGAAGAAGGCGACATTACCGCCGTTGTTCGCCTAACAGCCATTTACCCGGAAAAAGGTAGCTGTAGCGTTGAGGTGATCAATATCACAAGGTCCTCTGGCTATTCCTACACAAATTGGGGACCAGGCGACACGCGCAATGTGACCATGAGCAATTTAGGTGAGAAGGTCACTCTCTCAGATAGTGATGCACAGTTGCTTAAACGCGCGGCAATGGGCGTTCTTAGTACCGAGATTGCGAGCAGTTTTACGGCAAGTAAATTCGCTGAGCTCACTAAAGATGCCGGAATTAAGGTGAACGTGGTCCGTAACAGCTATTCATCTAGCGGTGCTGACTACTGGTTAGCTGATAAAGGAGGCAAGCTTGCGAGCGTTAGCATGTCCCGTGACACCCTCCAAGGGGATAACCTGCTTTACCCTGATTCGAGTAATGAGCAGTTAAAAACCCGTGTTGCTGAGTGGTACCACGATTCCAGTAATTCTAGTTATGGGCTTAAAGAGTTTCTTAAAGCGTTATATGGATCTAATTACCTAACTATCCTTCAAAGTTACGGCGCGCAAGCCACCATCAAAGACGTTGAGCCGGTTTACGATAAGTTCATTGCTAAGTGTGAGGAAAAATACCCTCAGTACGGCTCATTCTTCCACACTGACCTAGAACAAGGTAAGGCGTTCTACTTCACCAAGACCGAAGCACTAAGCCGCTGGCAATATAGCATTTCTGATTACTCTGTCCGGGGAGAATTGACCGCGAAATTCTCAAACGAGAAAGAGATCACCGAGTTTATCCGTACCGTTAAAGAGGCGCGCATGAAGGCGAAAGGCGATGCCCTGGCGCAAGCTGGCGCTGAGTACGGCCAAGCTGTCATTAAGGCGATTAATACCGTGTCACAAACGCAGATAAACAGCGCGCTATCGGACATGGTAGGGGTTGGCTATTACAACCTAATCAACACGGCCAGAAACGACCAAGAGGCGATCCGCTCCGATATTCCACTGTATATCGCTACAGGGGTATTTTTCGGGGCTGTCATGCAATCAGAAGTCGATGACGCGAAAACATGGAGCGCGATTACACAGCTAGTCACCTCCACCAGCCAAACTATCAACGCACTAAGAGCCGGTAAGTATCAAGATTCTGGCCGCGTAGAAGGTGAAGCCGACATGACCTTTGATGAATGGATTAAGGCGTTAACGGGCGAGCTAACCGATGCAGAACGCGAAACTATTAAAACCAATGCCGCTAAATCTGCCGCCGTGGCAGACCAGACGGTTGAGGCTGAGGTAGAGAGCCAACAGGCAGACGGTTACACAATTAACGTTGTGAAAAATGACCTTAACGCGAGTATTAAGTCTAAATTCCGTGGCCGTTTCTACACGCGCACCTTGAACATTGAAGCCGGTAACGGCGTGGTGCTGGTGGATGTAGGCAGTGAACCGGTACTTAAACAGAAGGAAGTTCGAGAGCTATTAAAGACTCAATACGGCGCAATCTTTTGGGACTTTTCACAGAATCCGGTCGCCGGTAGTGACTTCAATATGCCAGCTTGGGTGATTGAAAAGAGCGTGGATCAGATGCAACTAAAAACCGCGATAAATCGCGTTAGAAAATAGACATAAACCTAATAATCAGGGCGGTAATATTCGCTCTGATTACACTATAGATATACAATATAAAATATATATAAAAGGTTAATAGAATATGACAACTTTAGTCGATACTGTAATACCACAAGAGGCATATTTAGAGGGAATATTACGAGGTGTAATGCCAGATGGTATGACCGAAAATAATTACTTGGACAGTTCACTCGCTAATATTAAATCGCTGATCCTTTCGCAGCCAGAACGCTATATTGCGTATGGTCCATGGTGGCCGGCACTAAAACAATTGATAGTCGAAAGTGGGGAATACGGACTAGGACAAAATATAGATAGTGACGTGGCAGCAATCTACTCTTACCAGCGTCCGGCCCTAACGGTTCTTTCTGCCATAATTTACAGTGCTGAGCGTCTTGTTGATCACATTGTTACCGACCCGTATCATTACCTTGATGTATCAGAAAGTGCCGATGATACAGAGCCTTATATGTATGTGAGTACAGATATTTCGATAACAAAATTCAACTTACCGACACAGGGGAGCGACCAAAAAAGTGACTAAATATAAGCGCGTTTACTGGAAGGATATTGCTGAACTTTGTGCAGCAAATGGCTCGGCAATTTTGCAGCATCCACAGTCCCGATCGATGACCTATGTAGCGAAATCAGGACACTCTGTATGGTTAATTAACCCTGAAACAGAGAGGGTGATCAAAAAACTATCAGAATTAACGTTAAGCGAGTGGAAAGCACTAATTGACGAAACTCAATTAAATATTGAAGGGCAAATTAATAAAAATTTATAGTAATTATAAATAATACAAGGATACAATATTGCTTTATAACAGTATGTAGCGAAATTATGACTTTACGGTTCTCAGAAGACTGGTATCAAGGCTACGTGAGTAAGAAATCGGTACCATCTAAAGCTAAAGTTACAACCAAAAAGCGAGCGAACCGTAAAGTTGCAACGAACGTTAGTCCTCATGCTATCGCACTGGCAAAATTAGCCAAAAATCCAAGCTTAGAAGATGGAAAAGGCGAGCACTATTCGCAGGTTCGCTATTTTGATTATTTTGAGCGCTTTCACCCCGATGTGTACGATCTGATCCACGCCACGCCTAACGGTGGATATAGAACGGAAAAAGCCGGGGCAGAAATGAGAGCGGAAGGGCAAAAAAAAGGGTACCCCGATATTTCTTTAGACTCAGCGCAGCAAGGCTTTTATGGACTGAGAATAGAGATGAAATATGGAAAGAACAGCCTCACAGCAGAGCAAAAGATTTGGCGTGAAAGGCTTGAAGGGCAGGGATATAAGTACGTTGAATGTCGTTCTACAGAAGAAGCAATTAGCGTGACACTTGATTATATGAATTTGAACTAGGGAATTTCTCTTGAAAGAAGCATCATTACAATCACAGCACGAAAACAAGACAGCTACTAACCTCACGTACACTGAGGTAGAGTCTTTACTAAACGCTAAACATGGTAACGCTTCCTTTTACCGTGCCAGTTGGCCGAAAGGCGAGTTTTTATTCATCGAAATAAGTACCAAAGAGATCCAAGTCGTGCGTGATGGGAAGATACAAGGTCCAGCAAGGTTTATGCCGGACGATCTATTAGCGAACGATTGGATAGTTGAGGCAATGTAATTGTGCGTAGTCACTTTTTTAGCGTCACGCTGGCCGACACTGACGGCCGGATGCAGACCAGCATTATCAAACACAGCGAACGAAACCTTACCGCGCCTGTAATTAATGCGCAGTTGGTTGAGGTTAACGCTTATCAGCCTGTCATTATCGCTTCCATCAATTACCTAGGGAAAATGTCAGATCACTACTTTGAAACGGGCTTTAAAAAGCTGGTGGATCATTGGTGGTCAAAGTGGGTGATATTGCCCTCAATAGGTTTTGCGCTCGGTACCGCCGCGTATTGGCTCTACCCATAAAGAATTCTAAAAGCTCGGTTATGCCGGGCTTTTTGCTATATGAAGCTTGATAAAACGGTTACAACCTTATAGATTTACGCGCAATTATTATCTATTAGAGTATTGTAGGCGTAAAATGGAACCACAAGCACAAGCAGAAATCCTCGAATTACCAGCCATCGTGCCAGGCGAAACCCCTTATACAGACGATTATTTCCAGCAAGCGGCCATGTCAGCCCTTAGCCAATTGGACATGGTGATCCACCGCTGCAAAGGTGATGACCTCAACATTAAAGCGATTCAAAACTGTAAAAGTGTTGTTGAACAGGTGATTGCCGACCTAAACGCGCGCCTAGACCACGAGGCGAGCGAATATAATGGCGTATTGGACGTGGTAGAGCAGCTGCATGACCGCCTCAAAGAGTCTTTATCTGCGATTGAGTCCCTAAAGGCGCAAGCCGCGACCGGCAGTCAGACATTAAGCGAACGGTTAGCCGAAGAAATCGACAAATCCGATACCTTGCAAGCCTGTTACGACCGCTTAGAAGCCAAGTTTGAAGCGTTTCGCCACGAACACGAAAAGATGGTGATTAATAATGATCGGGTAGCGGAGGTTGCTGCCATTCAATTACGCCAGGAACGTGCGGAGTTTGCCCATTACCGTAAGGCACTGCCAGAAAGCCTGAGCAAAGACAATCAAAAGCTGCAGCAAGAGAACGCCAAGTTACGCGCTGATCGCCGCGAAGATGCTAAGGTTCGCCAGGAGATATTAACGACCAATAAAAAATTATCGTCCGAAAATAATACTCTGCAGCGTAAGCTATCTGACACCGAAAAATCAGCGAATAATATTCAGTTACGCAATCTCAATCTTGAGCATGACATGGCTGAAATGGCCCACCACATAAACCGTATGTCCGGTACTGATGGTTATACCGAGCACACAACGAGATCAATTGCCGGCCATAATATCACTTGTCACATAAACACGTTCCATCATCAAATCCTCATGCCGTTATATGGCGATTTTACTGAACGTGATTGCCACTACGGGGTAAATGCACACTGGCAGATTAGAACGGCCACCATGATCGATATGACTGTATTAGCGTCACCGTGGGGCAGAGCTATATTCTATAAGCTACCGCACCTAGAACAGCACTGGAACGAAGATATAACCATAGATTTAGAAGGGCGCATAGAAGCCACCTTTGAGGTAGAAACGCCACAGCTCTATAAGCGGATTAAAGCCGGTGAGGAAGCCCCATTATCAGATCTAAATCTTTCCACGCGTACAGCCAACACACTTATGGCTAACCGTTTTGTGACGGTACGTGATGTGGCGGCGATTCTGACACCGGAATTTAAAGATATTGATGGGTGCGGTGACGCGATGACTAAAGAGATCATTAACGCTGTGATCACCTGGGAAAACAACTGGTCAGCGGAGAACGGGGATATTGAGGAATACCGCCGTAGCAAGCTTTCTGGCCTCAAAATGCCTAATGAACCTAACCGCGAACAACGTCGCAAACAGAAGGCAAAGAATAAACAGTGATCAGTCGAAATTTTTTATCTGATTTCTGCTAGACAATTATAACCGGTAAATGTATATTTTGTCTTGTGACGTCATACGGCCTCAAGCTTAGCAGCAGTTTCATCGGAGGCGTCACAATCTGTAGTTTTAGTAGTAGGCACGTTTTTTGTCGGGGTGGTGGGCTAGTTTTATTTATACTCCATATGGATTGATTTTCCCATCACCCCGCCGAATCTAAAACATTTAATTCAATACTAGTTTATTAAATTATTGCAGATACTATCACTCAGCCGCCTTTGAGCTCATGGGCATTAGGCGACTTAGGCGGCTGACTGATAGTGAATGAACGGCGCTATCGGTGTTGAACTACCTGACATACCTTTGATTGCAACATTATAAAAGACCTTTGTATCAGTAGTCTTTGCCAGCGGGAGCTAAACACTTCCGCTTTTTTTTTGCCTGAATTTACATAAGCACCTTGGAACCATGCGTAAACTCATTAAACAAGCACTCAGCCGCCTAATAGGGCGCAACAAGCACAAAACTGTCGAATCAGAGCTATCCAGACGCATCAATATGCTGGTGGCCGACAAGCAGACACCTACCACGACCGTTGATACGAACCAGGAGCCGGCAGTCGAAACAGCCCCGGAGCCTGTCGTTTATGAGCTTCCTGTAGTCCCCGTGATCAAACGCAAATCTAAGACACGCGCGACCGCAAAAAGCATCCGTAAATCACGTAAACGTATCACTCGTAAAGGTAAGAAGTAATGGAACAGCTAAGAGCAGGTAAAGCACTACCTAAAGCCAAAGCAAAGAAAGTCTATGACACACAAGACGATGCCGTTATTTCTCGCTACTTAGGCGTAAAGGACGTTAAAGAGTGGATAAGCTGCCACAAAGAGCTTATCGACCTACTTTTAAACTCTGGTCACACAATCGACATTGACGATTCAGACGAAGAATACAACCGCGTATCAGTAGGCAAACACGGCCTTACTCTTTCTGGTAAAGGGGAATCCCTCAGAGAAGCACTGGTACACGCCACTGTTAGTTTCGTCACCTTCATGCAATACACCGGACAATCCAAAACTGAACAGCCTCAACGCGCTCGATCAGCCATGCCATTTCATACTGCATTAAGTTGGATGATCGAAGGAAGAACTGTACGCCGTCAAGTATGGGCTAAGGAACAGTCCGTAAAGCTTGAAGCAGGATTCCTACCTAAAGACAGTGAAATCCTTTATGGCCGTGTTCTAGGCGTACCCGTTGAATATTATCAAGAGGGTGTAGAGGGTGAAGAACTCAGACCGTTACAGGATCCAAAATTCATTATGACGTTTGCTACCAACACAAGTGATTGGAGCCCGTCAACCATTGCAGTATTAGCGAGTGATTGGGAGCTGGTTTAGTGTCAAAGCGGCTACTTATTGATGCAGCACTACTCTTAGCAGGATTTAGCCTTATGGGCGCGTCTGTTTACCTATTCGAAATAACGCTATCAATATCTGGTGCCTTCCTCACGGGGGCACTATTCACGGCTGGTTTCTTCATGGCCGGTATCACAGCATTATCACTTCAATTAAAGAGCACTATCAATGAGAGTAACCGCATTTAACTGGATTTCAGCACTATACGTTTTCCCGTTAGCGCTTGATTGCTACACACTCAACCCTGTATGGACCAATATTTCACGCGTTCAGTTATGGTTAGCCATTGCATACGGCGCTTTATCAGTGATCGCATACGTGGCATACGCCATGGCGACCAAGAAAAAAGACGGCGTGATCATGCTTACAGGTAAAGCAATCTACTATTACGCTGGCCCATACGCTCAGTTGGTCCGACTAAGCCTATTCTGGCGCATTGTATTCATCACTTTGATGACGTGCGTGTGTATCAATCACCTTTGGAATTACTCGCTGGTGGCGTTCTTGGTGTTATCCCTGTGGAAGTGCTGGCCGCGCGTTGACGACTAGCCCAAGACGGCATAAGAAATCATCTCAACAAGCCTTGCTCACTGCAGGGCTTTTTTTTAACCATTTTTCTGGTTAAGTGTATGTAAGTTATACCTTTGCTCTTATTCAAAAAATCACCATTCTTATAATTCCCTTACTATTATTGTGAGGATAAGAAATGCGAAAAGTGTGTAGCTTAGAAATGGCACAGCTAATGATTGAGCAAAAGGAACCCTTAACCATCAATGAGATAATTTCGCTGGTGGTAAAACGATACCCGAACATCATAGTAGACCGCAGCCAGATAAGTAGCATGGTCCGTAATTTCGTATCTTCACGCTTTTGTACCTGCATTGCCGTTAAAGACGTTTACCCCCACAAATACCGCCTATTATCGCTTGATGGCTATACCTTCAAGATCCGCAATGACGAAGGCTTAGTGCGCGACAGTTTCCCCTTATACGTCAAAGCCGGTTCCCCACGCATCGCGCGTGAATATGCCGATAAGGTCGAGAAAGAACGCAAGGTAATGGCCTCTCAAGCGTTCCTGATTATGGGCCGTGCAAATAATTATGGCTCACACGCTCGTTACGCATAACCCATCCTCGCAAATAGCGAACCTCTTATAGTGCGCGCTTATTATCGACATTCAGAGCGCACCACATGGCAAAGGTAGATTGGGACTTACATCGTGAACAATACGCACAGTTACGCGCTGAGAAGGGCATAACTGCGCGTGAGTACGCAGAGTACCATGGCCTTAACCCTAATACGGCGCGCCGCGAATTAAAGAAAGCTGTCCTCAACACTGAGGAAGGTAGCGCTGTTCGTGATCAGAATAGTGATCAAAACAGTGATCAAAACAGTGATCATAACGGTGATCAAAAGCGTAAAAAGGGCAAAAGTGATCACATTTCCGGTGACGCAACCGCCAAGGGGAAAGGGCGTAAGGCTAGTGGTGACAAGGGTTCTGGCGGTGTTGGCAACTCAAGCGGAAGCGAAAACACGCCGCTTTCAAAGTCGCGCAAGAAAGATAACGCCAAAACTACAAATGCGAAAATGATCACAAATGGCGATGGCGAAGGAAAGGGCGAGCTAGTCCACGTCAAGAAGCCGCGCGGTGACGGTAGACGTTTGCCACCAGGGCACGAGGTGAGCGTTAAGACAGCCGCACGGGCAAAGCCACGCCAACAAGACTATATCGCTGCAGATGAAATGATGGATGAAGGTATCGAGGCGCTTGCCTCTCGCGCCTTGCGTGAATCTATCGCCCACATGCACATGATACAACGCTCAGTATCACACGCAGTCGAGGTTCTGGACCAAGAGATAGAGGCTATCGAGCACCCGAACCCGGAAGATGAACCCGATCCATACGGTACCCACCCCACCATCAAAAAAGCTAAGCTACTGATGGATGTTGGCTACCTACACATAGCGCATAACAACATGCTTAGCGGCGTGATAACCAGTACAAACAAGGTCGATTTAGAGGACCGTAAAGTTACCCTGGCAGAAGCCAAAGCCGCTAACCTCGATATTTCCGCGAATATCGTCAAACAGGCTATCGAATTTAGGGACAAACACGGCTGGTCGGACATTCAAACCGCCGAATACATTGAAACCTTTGGCGTTAAGGTGCCGGCTTCACTTATGGCCCGTGCAGCGAAAGCCATTGCCGATATTGAGCCAGAAGTAGACGACACCGGCACCGTTGATGAAGCACAACTAGACGCTGAGGCGCGCGCCTACGCACTCTCGAAGATAGAGGCTGCAAACTTTGTCGAACAGCGCCGTAAAGAGGTAGCCGCCCTAACTGATACGCTTGGCCTTGGTGACCACGACAGTACAGGTGAACGTAAAGCCGGTGAATTTGAGGAAGGGGAATCTGACCTTGATATAGACTATGAAGCCACCAGCGACCTATACGGCGAGGATATACCGCCAGCAATAGCCATAGAAGGCGATGACGAGTGAGCGGCGCGCATAAGGTAAAATCCGTCACAACGGATCCCCGTTGGAGGGACCTTGTTAGGCAGTACCGCTACAATTGGGCTGAGGCTATCGTTCTGCTGTTCGGTATGACGCCGACCTGGCAACAAGATGAAATCATTGACTCAGTACAAGAGACAGGAAGCCGTACAACGGTAACGTCTGGACACGGTACGGGTAAATCATCCCTTACGGCCATGATGCTACTTATCTACATGATCATGTTTCCTGATGCCCGTGTCGTTCTGGTAGCAAACAAAATCGCCCAGGTGCGCACCGGTGTATTCAAGTACGTGAAAATGTTTTGGGGTAATGCGATTAAGCGCCACCCCTGGCTACAAAACTACTTTGTCCTCACAGACACAATGTTCTATGAGAAGTCGCGTAAAGGGATATGGGAGGTTTTGTGTAAAGGCTATAGGCAAGGTAACGAGGAATCGCTTGCAGGTGAACACGCCGCGCATATCCTGCTAATTCTCGATGAAGCGTCCGGTATCTCTGATAAAGCCCAAAGTATTATGCGTGGTGCGCTGACAGAAGTAGATAACCGCATGTTAATGCTCTCTCAGCCCACACGGCCAACCGGCTATTTCTACGAATCCCATCATAACCTGGCTAAGTCACCTGATAACCCACACGGGATCTGGACGGCTATCTGCTTAAACAGTGAAGAAGCGCCTCACGTTACTATGCAGTTCATCAAAGAAAAATTGATGGAGTACGGCGGTCGGGACTCCCTTGAGTACATGGTGAAGGTTTTAGGGCGCTTCCCTGACGTTATTAACGGCTTCCTGCTTGGCCGTGACGAGATAGATCGTGCAGCGCGCCGTAAAGTGTACTTAGAGCGTGAATGGGGATGGATAGCCACCGCTGACGTGGGGAACGGTCGTGATAAGTCGGTCCTTAATATCTGTAAGGTGTCTGGCCGGCGTAATAAGCGGCGTGTCGTAAACCACAAAATGCTAGAAATGCCTGGCACGATGAAGCCAAAGGAGTTTGCGCACTTCATTGCTCAGGAATGTACCCAGGAGCGTTACCCGAATATCCGTATCGCGGTCGATAGTGACGGCATCGGTGCGGCCACTGCAGATGAACTTCAATCTATGGGGATCTCCGTTACCCGTATTAGATGGGGTAAACCGATGTTTGCGAAGGTCGATAAAGAGCGCTTTGTAAGCCAACGTGCGTTCGCTAACTTTGCGGTAAGGGATGCTATTCAATCTGGCCGTCTGCGTCCTGACAGCTCACAAGCAACAGCTGAGCAGGGTTCTAAGATACCTTTTGTGATGAATGAGTCCGGCCAGCTCTGCATGATTAAGAAAGAAGTCATGCGTAATAAGATGAATATCAAGTCCCCGGATAGGTGGGACACCTATTGCTTTATGTGGCTGGTGGATTATGTACCGGCATCGGAAGCGATGGGCGAAGATGTTGAGGACCTACGGAATAAGGCGGCTGAGGTGCTAGAAGTAGAGGGCTTAGAGATTTAAGCCCTCAGAGTGACATTAGTTCTTTTTAGGAAACAAGTCTTGATATAGGGGGATCCCCTCGTCAATGAGCTCCTGGCGGCGCTTGTTGACTGTTTTAGGGTAGTAGCCGGTCGCTAGTTCATCGTCATACAGGTAACGTGCGCGAATATCGACAATGCTTTTCAGGTCGAACTCTGCAGTATCACGTAAACGTTCAACGAGGATATAGTCTTGCTCAATGAGCCACTTACGGATCGGGCGTAGTGCGTTAGCGTTCGCAATATACGTATTGTATTTCTCGGTACCACGATACTTGCGACGCGCTTCTTTCTCGCGCTTTTCCCAACCATTACGCATTGATACGTCATTACGTTGGACTAAGCGGTAGGCTTCACGGAATTGACGCTCAAATTCAACATCATCAACACGGTATAGCTCGCCTTGGTCCAGTACGGAACATGGCAGGGGTGCGATACGGTCATACACTGAACGCTGATCTGAACTCTGAACGTCACGGAAACTCACATCATCCTTTGTCATCGTTTCAGAGAAGAACAGCGCGCCGTGCGCACCAATCTGAGCGCGTTCCGGGGAAAGGTCTGCGCCTGGATTATGTAGGTACGTTAGCTCAGTAAAGCCCGTTGCACGTAAGCGGTATAAGGTGCCTTCCGGCTCGCCCAGGAAGAAATCACGCTCTTGCTTTAGATAATCAATAAATTTGACTGCAGCGGTGACTTTAGAAAAGCGAGCGATCGTGGAATCGTAACGCGATAACAACGATTCACGAGGATGCACAAATGATGTGCTCGCGGGTCTGCGGATTATCTCAAGCTCTTTTTTTACCTTTACGATATATGGAACAGGTAAGTAAGTTTCTTTTAGTATTGTTGATTTACTTCCCTGTGCTTGCTTGTTAAAGACGTCTGCAAAGCGCTGCCAATCAGCGACGATTTGCTCTGCTTTTTCAAGCAACTTAGGGTCATTAATCAGGCCCACAAACCGGAAAGGAATACCTCTGGTGTCGGTGTCAGAGTAGATAAGAGCATCTTTAATAAGGGTTTCCCACTCAGCATGTACGTTGCGAAAGTCGCGGTACATTTCCTCGAATTTTTTATCAGTAAAGGTAGCCATTTTACGCCTTTAGGCAAAAGAGAAAAAAATAACAATTACGTAAAGAATATATTATAA